ATGGCTAAACTTAAATATACGCTTAACAATGATATACTGTTCAAAATGCTGTTTGTGCAATATCCTGAATTGCTGAAAAAACTCGTTGCGGAATTACTCAGGATAACCTATGACAGCATAGAAAAATTTGAAATAACAAATTCGGAAATACCGCCGGAAACTATCGGAAACAAATTCTGTAAACTCGATATAAATATGTTCGTAAACGGTCAGCGCGTAAATATTGAAATACAAGTCGAAAATGAGGGGGATTTTCCCGAACGCTCGCTATTCCATTGGGCGCGCGAATACTCAACCGCTTTAAGCGAAGGCGAGAATTATGCCGAGTTACCGCGTACAATAATCATCAGTATTATTTATTTCAAGTTATTCAAATGCAAAGAATTTCATTCGGAGTATCAGGCTCTTGAAGTCACGCGCCATACGCCGTTGACAGATAAATTTAATATGCATTATTTCGAGTTGCCGAAACTGCCGCAATCGGTCAGCGCGGATAAAAGTTTGGAACTGTGGTTATCATTATTTAAAGCGAAAACAGAGGAAGAGTTGGAAAAAATCGAGGGATTGGGGGTGTCTGTAATGAAAGAAGCAATCGGGGCATACCGTCACGTATCGGCTACAAAGGAATTTCGCGAGTTAGAGCGTATGCGTTCCAAAGCCCGTCACGACGAAGCGCAGGCTTTGAAAAATGCAGAAGAACGCGGTGAAAAACGCTCTGATAGAAAATGGAAAAGCGTAGTTGCGGATAAAGATGCCATTATAGCTGAACTTCAAGCAAAGTTAGAGAAACGTTCATAAAAATATCTAAACGAGAATATTTCGTAGAAATAATAATTATATATCAGATTGCGTTAATTCGGCAGTTGCCGACTACCGAATTAAATACTACACACAGGCAAGCGGCGGAAATGTCAATCCGCCGCTTGCCTGCATAATTTCGGTATTATTCCGTTTTAATAAAGGCATCAGTAAATCCCGTTGCTTTGATTTTGGTGTACATTGCGTCGGTGTTCGCCTTGACCGAATACGCGCCGACCTGTTTAATCACGTTTATATTAACATTAAGAATATAATAATTATCGTTATAGATTGGCTCACTGGTTGTTATTTAATCGTTAATGATTTTTGAGCTTAAAAAGTCAAAAATTGCAACATCCTGACTTGGAAAGGCTTGCCCATAAACACGGTAGGAACCGTTTTCATCCCAATCGTTCAACCGAGCCAGTGCTCTACAAAGAGGTAAACTATAAAATTCGACTTTATCTGTTTTACTGTTTATGTTTACACGAACACGAAAGGAACGCAAATCTTTTTTTCCGCACGACCTCACCGCAAATGCTCTTGGGTTCTTGCTAACTAAAAATTCCACGAATGGCGGATTATTTATTTTATTAAGAACTTTTCGATGTATCCTGATCGCTGATTCACGTAAGTAAAAAGAGATACAAATATTATTTTCCATTTTGTCCTCCTTTACCGTTTGGAGTTTGAAGTCCCGGCGGAATTATCTCCGGAGCCGAAAAATCAAATAATAACATCAGTTTTTTGTCATTTTTAACAAGTTTACCGTAAGCTCTGTATCGCGTTTTAGGTTTCCATTTCCACATTTCATAAAGCGGACGTGTAAAAGGCGCACATTCAATCGGTTTGCAATTCGGGTTTTCCAGATTTTTCAGCCAAGTAATTGAATTGACATCGTCAGAATTTATCGGTCGTATCAAAATTTTTCTGGTGGTTTGATTAACCATAATTTGAACGGTGGCAACACAATTCAGAGCCTTATATGCCGCAATATTAAATGAAACGCTTGTATCACGAAATGACATATACGGTTCGATTTGCCTATTAAAATAATTACCTTTTACGATTTGGAATCCGTCGAGGCTTATATCCCCGATTGCGAAATCATCAAACGATTTCATGACATCCCTCCTGTCGTGATATACCCGTCAGCCAAATCAATTTTATAAGCATCTTCATGTTCTATGACGGGTATACCAAAATAATCTTTCAATTCTTCCGGATAATAAGGAGCGCGGCGTTTGTTTGTGGTATTAGATACATATAGTTCAAAATCGGTCAGTTTGAATAAGAAAAGTATTTCTTTATCGCACACAGCCGGTTTACCGAGCAATTTGTAACGGTATGTTCCATCCCATTTCATTAAATCAAATAGTTTGAGTGCGAAAACTCTACAAGTCATTTCTTTGCTTTTTATTTCTTTTTCACCGCCGCCGCTGACCCATCGGAGCGAATCTGGAGTATCCGCCACGCAAGGTCGTATTATCATACGTTTCTGTTCAGGATGAACTAAAAGTTGAATATGAGTAATACCGGGAAACCTGCGTATGCATGCCATATTGAATTTGATTCGTTCTTTCCATATTGTGACCGTCGGCTCCCGCAGATGAGCGAAAAACTCCCCTTTTGTTACCTGATATCCGGACAAATCAATAATTTCCTGTTCTTCAATTTCACCCAGCGGGATATTGTTATTTAAAATATATTCAGAATCATTAATATCCATAATGCCTCCTTATCACATCCGCAGATCGTCAATCATTTCCTGCAATTCAACTTCAGACAATAAATCGAATTGCATGGAATCCGGGACAGGTCTGCTTTTTATATCAGCTTTCCAGTCGACATTTGAATGAAGATAACGGAATTGATGGTTGATTCCGTATTCATAGAATTCCATACCAAATTCCGATTCCCATTCTTCCGGGAATGTGACGATACGTTTTATCGCAGAATCATCACCTATCGGACAGACAACTACTGTAGCGGCTTCAGATAAATCAAATACGATTATTTCGTCGCTCCCACGTGCAGCCCATATTCCTCTTATCCGATAAATATAATCAGGATTCCATTCCATTATATCGAAAAGAGTGGTGGCGAAATGTCTGCAAGTAAATGTTTTCGAATATACGGGACTATTCGGGTCGGGTCGCCAGTTTATATTATATACATCGTTTGCTCCGCAAGGTCTTATTGCCAACTTGCGGTCAATGGGATGCAATAATATTTGTATGTGTGAAACATCGGTAAATTTCCTGATGCAGCCCGTATTAAAAGTAATACATTTATTTGAAATTGAAATCGCGGGACCTAACGCGACGGCTGAAAGAAATGATTCCCGTACTATTTGATACCCTCTTAAATCAAACATACTAAAAATGTCTTTTTTTATCTTTTGCGGCAAGCCCGATCCGTTCCCAATATGATTTGATGCATTATAGTATATATTTGAATTGTTGTTTACCCAATGGTGGTTAATCGGGACATACCCACGGAAAACACCTTCATCAATGACGTGCATTACCGGGACGCCGCCCTTCATATGATGTTTACGATTTTCAAAAAGACTTTGCGCGGCGTCATATTCCTGTTCGCTGATAATTGCCGGATGTTTATTTTTATATAGGTATTGATCGCGGTCTTCGTGATTGCGTCTCTTTTTATGTTCAAATATATCATTGGTGAAAGTTTTCCATGTTAGGACATGTCCGCAATAACGCTCGTTTTTAAGAATATAATTGATTGAGCCTTCATGCCATATAGTTTCGCCTGTCTTGGTAGACCTGCCGACATCTGTAAGAATATTTGCAATTTGTCGCGTTGTAAACCCGGCAAGGAACGCACCGAATATAAACCGTACCGTTGCTTTTTCGCTTTCATTGATGATTAATTTCCCTTTATCATCGCGGTCATATCCGAGGAGGGCGGGAGTAAGCAGTTTCCCACTTTTCAAGCGGTCTTTTAATGACCAGATTTGATTTTCACTTTTTTTAAGCGATTCTTCCTGCGCAAAGCTTGCCAGCAATGACAACATTAATTCTGAGCTTTCAGAAAGCGTATATAAATTATCTGTTTCAAAATATACTCCAACCGGCGGATTAAGATTTTTTAGATGCCGCACTAAAGAAATACAATCGACAAGGTTTCTCGCGAAACGGGAAACGCTTTTTGTTACGATCATATCATATATTCCATTTTCGCAATCTTCGATCATTTGATTAAATTGGTCGCGGTTTTTCGTACTGGTAGCCGAAATTCCTTCATCAGAATATATTTTCAATAAATCCCAGTTGGGATGATTCTCCGCGACTTCTCTATAATGCGCCAATTGTAATTCAAGCGAAGACACCTGCTCAATATTATCGGTAGAAACGCGACAATAAGCGCAAGCGCGTTGAGTTCCTGTTTTTTCAAAAGGATTCATTTTAGGTTTGGCGGGAATAAATATTTTTTCACTATTATCTTCCTGTTGATATTTGCGTCGGATTTCTTCTTTTTTATCATAATTTTCATTAATCATAAAATATCAACCTCAAATTTCCAATACCAGCCATCCGGCATTTTAATTGATTTTATATTTTCGAGTCTTTTTGCCGAATCCGCTGTTCGTTCCCCGATATTGTATTTTTTACATAAAGCGTAAGCATCTGCACATAACATTGGTTTTTCGGACAAAACTTCCTTAAGCAGAGTTCTTGCCTGCAATAATTTTGAGTCATCTTGTTGGGTATTGCCAGTCAATAAGTCATCTGTTGTCACATCATAATAACCAATCCAATGGAAGCCTCCTTCTGGTATCATTTCAAACGCTATCGATCGTCCTTCAGGTGCAAGATTACTTTTTAAATGAGTCATTACACGAATCGACGGATCATCTTTTAAGCGTCCTATCATCAATACGCTTCGTGCCGCCGCCGTAATATCAATAGAACCAAGACTGCGGTACAATCCCTTAGTACCAATCGTTTTATTCATATGCCCGATTATAATTATAGCGCATCGTGTACGTTCGGCAATCCCCGCTAACTTATTCATTAATGGACGCATTTCATTTGCTCTATGCATATCTGAATTGGCGCTGATGAATGCCTGCAAAGGGTCAAGAACCAATAAACGCGCCTGACATTCTTTTATAGCATGTTCAAGCCGCTCATCATCAAGCGTTAATGGATATGTAGTGTCATCAATAAATGCGATACGGTCGCAGTCTGCTGCAGCATTTATCAAACGGGGTTTTACTGTGTCCGCAATCCCATCCTCTGTACTTTGGTAAATTGCATTTTGCGGAGGTAACGCTTTATTACATTCAGGTAAAAGTTGTCCGGTTGATAAACGGGCGGTAATCTGAAGCACAAAAGTTGTTTTTCCTTCACCGGGGTCGCCTTGTATCACCGTAATACGTCCATAAGGTATATATGGATACCATAACCATTCTATTTCCTGCGTATTGACGGATGAATAATATTTAATTTTTGTTGATTTGTGATCCATCTTTTACGTCTCACTTACATATTAATTAAATTTTATTGAATTCAATTACCTACTATTTTATCATTATTTTAACCGAAATACTGCAAACTAACGGTTAAAAATTATGATAAACAGAGGTTTACAAAATGATGAGAAAAATGAATCAGGCAGAATTGAACCGATGGATCGGCTCACAAATTTACAAAGAAAGGATTGGTCGAAAATTATCGCAGGAAGCGTTATCAGAAGCAGCCGGGGTATCCCGAAACTTTCTCAGTATGCTGGAAAACGGAAATAAGGCTGCAAAAATTGATACATATTACCGTATCGCTTGCGCTCTTGATATTTCGCTTTGCACGCTTTTTTATGGAGATGAAAATAACGAGATAACAGCAGAAATTTTATTCTTATTAAGCGATTGCACTCCCAAAGAATCACACGCTTTGCTTGAAATTCTTCGTACCGCAAAAATCCAATTTGCGTTATTTCAGGAATAAAGGGTGCAAATATATAAAACATTTTACACCCTTGCACCCTTGCGCTCTTACTTTTTTGTAATGGCGCGTTTCCCTCTCAAATCGGTCGTCGATATAACAGGCGTGACCGCAGTTTATTTGTATGATTAAGTATTACTCCGCTTTGATAAAAGCATCCGTAAATCCCGCCGCTTTGATTTTGGCGAGCATAGCGTCGGCGTTCGCTTTGACCGAATACGCGCCAACTTGAACGCGGTACAGGGGTTTCGGCGCAGTCGATGACGGAGCGGGTGCGGCAGGGGTCTGCGGTTCATTTGCCGTCAGTAACTTCTTAACGTCGGCGCGGAATGTGTCCATCGACTTGCCGTGTTTCGGAAACCAATGTCCGGGGTCGGCGTGGTTTGTGGCAATACCGCGCTTGTATCCCTCATAATGCCCGATTATAACTCCATCAGCCATCGGGTCGAGGTTATACATTATACAAAGGTAAGCGCATAATTCAGTCGCTTCCCTGTATACGGCGTTGAAATATACCGCGTCGGTCAACCCGTCCTCGCAGATTTCAAAACCGATATGCGTGTCGTTCACTCTGCCTTTAGTCCCGCTGCCGCCGTGCCACCCCTCCATATTCCACGGAAGCGTCTGGTATGTGGCGATAGAACCGTCCGCGAGCTTACCGATAAAAGCGTGTACGCATACCTTTCTACCGTCTGGGGTATCTTGATTCCAATGATTGTTGTACTGGTTTTTGCCGAGCAGACCGTCGTCGGGTCCGACATAGCGTTTCAGATTCGGATTATTCGCGCCCGTGCTATGCACCATGATTCCTTTGACAGTGATGGTTTTGCCATATTTGTAGCAGGCGTTGTTTGTAAGTATGAGTTTTTTCAGATTCATTTTATGTTCTCCATTTCCGCTGACGGTATCGAAATCCGTCAGACTGTATGTTTCTATGATTTGTATAAGTTTTTCGGCGTAATCCGGGGCAGTGGCATACCCTGCCGCCTTGATTGCAGTACATGCCGTTTTGTAATCCGTTTCGCCGACCACCGCAGCGTACCGAGCAGAGCCGGTCAGAAACAATGAGTGGTCGGCAAGCGAATGCTCCCAGCTATCGTAAGAACGAAAAAGCGCGTCCACTGTGGTGAACACGCCGTCATAACATTCTTTAGTTGTTGTGTTATACACACGCCCGTTCCATCGGGAGTCAGCCTTGATGCCGAACAGCGCGTTTGCCTTTGTTGCCAGAGCCGACATACCCCAACCGCTTTCCAATATCGCCTGAGCTATGGTGAGCGACGCGAGTATACCGCTCTTTGCCATGTCCGCCACCGCCAACGCGCCGACTCCGGCGATAAAATCTTTCTGCGCCTGTTTCACTTAAAATCACCGTTCCTTTACTTTTTGTTTACAGATAATAACGCGCCGAGTTCAATCGCAACATCCTGCGCTATTTTTACGCTCTCCTCGACTTTCGCCTCGCTGACAGGATTGCCATTGCAGTAGTCGATGCCGAAATAGCCAATAATCCGTTTGCTGATGTCCGCGATTTTTACCCGTACCGTGACTGATATGTTCCGCTCCACCAGCGTTTCATAGACAAACGCGGAGTATTTATCCGTCCGGCTGTTCACGTCCATGACGAGATAATCCTCTCCGTATATCGCGTCGACAAACGGCTGGAACAACTGAAACGGCATATCAGCCCGCTTGTGCATCTCCGATTTTGCCGTGCCATTGAGAGCTTCGTATGTGTTTGTCATTTTCATAAACGGCAAACCGCCCAGCGCGGTATTCCCATTATGGAACTCGAACACATATACTCTGTCGGCGTTGGTACGCAGCGCGGTTCTCTCCAGTAAAGCGTTGATAGTCGCGCTTATCTGGTTTCGCAGCATTGCCAGTTCGTCATGCTTGCGTATGTTTCGCTTTTGCTCGAAATCCTTTAAAAATATGTTGATGAATCTGACCGCGAAGTACAGGACAAGCGAGGAGATTATCACCGCCAGTCCGTAGGTCGTAATCATTTTTGCCATGTCTTCCATAGACGTTTCCCTCCCTGAATATAATTTATGGTTCTATTATTATGACTTGCTGCGTGATGGGGCTGACCGCGAACCCTACGTTGGATACGGCGTTTTCGGCGTTAGATATAAGCCTGTCTATCCTGTAATCCGTATTGTAAGTGTTGGCTCTCGACGCCGAAGCGTTCGCGCCTAAATCCGCCGCCGTTCTCATCACATAGTTCCCCGACCCGGCAGACAGCGTATGCCTTGCGGTCGCAATCCACGCCAGCGTCCCCAGATTTGTCCGCCGCGTCCAGTTATTTGTCGCGCTGTAATCGACGACGACGCTCACTGTTGTTTTGAGAGGGCTGTTGAACAGAGCGTTTTTCGCCGTTGCCGACGCGACCACCCTTGACGCGGCATACGGGGATTTCAGCATTGCTTTCAGCGCGTCCAGCCTGCCCGCTATCAGAGCCATGGCGTTTGCGTCCGCGCATAAATTGTCAGTCGTGCTGAGTCCGCCCATGTAGTCCGACGGATCGAACGCGCTGTCAATGGCGCGAAGATATGTCTGTAAGCCTTTACCTACCCTGTAATTCCCCCTGAAGAAAATATCCGGCAGATACCTCGCTCCGCCCGTCGTCATCGGCTCAAATATAACGGTCATGGCGGCGTCATTCGCCATTAATTCATTCGCCTGCCCTTTGTTTAGCAGCATACCCTCCAGAGCGTTCGCGCCTTTTACCGAATTGCTTTTTAACAGCGCGGTATAGAATAAATAGTCTTTATTACTCGCCATTTGTGCTACACCCCCTTGTTTGAGACGGCGATATAGTTTATCGGGATATTCGCAACGTCAGCCATTGACGCGGATGTCACGACTGTCGATTGCGTATTTGACGCGCTTTGGCTTCCCGTATTTACCGAAAGCCCTATCGTCCTGTACTGAAAACCTGTAACGGTAATATTCGTTATATCAACAAAATACAACCCCGCCGCGTTTGCCGTCACTACAGGAATATCGGTAAAAGGGGTCAGGAATTTAACCTGCTTATACCCTGCCGCGTTTACCTGAGCTTTTCCCACCCGGATTTCAACATTCTCAAGATTGTTAAGCTCAGACATCACAGGAATGACCATACCGTCTTCGCCGTCTTTTGATATATCCTCAAACTGAACTTTTATCATGTCTGTGGCAAGTACCCTCACCGTACCCATTTTGTCTAAAATTATGTATGGTTTTTGCGGGTTTTGCGGTAAAGCCCCATCTACAGACGAAACATATATCTTCATACTCCCACCCCATTAAAAATCGATTATCTCCAGAGTCGGTATGGTTATGTCAACCGCTTTGCTTCCATCAGGCGTTAACGCCGTGCCGTTTACCTTTATAGATTCCAGTACGTTTACCTGCGCTCCGGTAGCTATCCCCGAAAGTTTTGTCCCCTCCGCATCTGTCATCAGGCGTTTGCCGGTCTCCTTCGCCACAAACATATCCACCGCGTTAGCCGTTTTTAAGTATTCCGTCAAATCGACTTTTGCGGTTGCCGCCTCGACAGGCTCTTCGCCGTCCCACCAGTAGTCGGGTACGTCCGGGTCGCGTATGAAAAAGTTAAACCCAATCGGGAGATTCGCCGTATTTTCAGCGTTTTCGAGCCATGTCTCCATTTCGGAAACCGTATCGAATACCTTAGCCATTTCCACGCTGTCCCATCTGTCTTTGTCCTGCTGGGTAACGTGTATGACAGCGTCCCCCAAGTGCTGTAACAATGCCGCGTCGTCAAATGGACCGATTTTCACCATTTGGTTCAGTTCGTTAACCGTCCAGAACGAGCCGTTTTTCAGTATAACTATATTGCCGTACACTATTGCTGCCGGTTGCGTTTCCGCTCCGGTCTGCCTGTAAATTTTAAATTCTGTTGCCATATAATAAATTCCTCCGTTTAAAAATCAATCATATCCAATCTGCCTATGTCGCTGACACCTTTTAATTGCTGCCAGTCTGTCCCGTCCGATGTAAATTCGGCGACGCCGCCGTTATTCCTGAACTGCGTTATCTTGGTTTCGTCTGCCGGGGTATGTATGGAGATAGTATTACCCTGCGATGGTAAAGATTGCGCGGTATCTCCGGCATATCCGCCCGCCAGAACAGAAACCGCCTGTTTTTCGGTTGTAATGCGTTTGACCGCGTTTGCGCAGTACACAGAAACATAAAAGCGAGGCGGCTTTATTACTTCCTGCGGGACGTAACAGCCGTCATTTTCAAGCTGTACCTCGATAGGTAAAGAGGTTTTATCAGAGCCGTAAAACAGGGCGTATTTCGGCGATATATCCCACTCGCGGCTGAAACTGAACTTGGCGTACAGATATTTCATGCTGTCCGCCGCCGCTTTGTTTTTCTCCTGATAATAGATTAATTGTCCCTTTACATTAAAGTTTAAAATCAAATCATTTTTATCCATACAGCCGCGCCTCCCTCTTTTACAAAAATCTTATTCCGCTGCCTGAGTCATTGCGGCGCGTACCGTTATGGTCTGCCTGTAGCAGTCGATAGCCTTATCAACGGAAAGTAACTTTGAGTAACCCTCGATTTCGTCTATTACCTTGCTATCCGCCAGCACGGAAATACGCGCCATGTTTTCAGGTGTAATCTTCTTTACAAGGTCGCCCGTTATTTTGTTTTTTATCGGTATGATAAAAAATATATTGTCTGTGTCAACCTCATAGTTGTCGTTTCCGTTGAATGATTCTATTTCAAATTTTGTGCCGTCCGCCAGTTCGAGCGTGATTTTTTTGTTTTCAGCCATAGGGTTATTCCTCCTCCGTAAATTCCACGAACGGCAGCAGAGCCCCGATGTCGTTCGCCGATATTTCTATGTTTTCACTTATCGCTATTTGCATTTGTGTAAACGCCGGCTCTACGTCGGTCTGAGCAAGCTCGGTCATGGATTTCCCAAAATCACTCTGGTTTTCTTTATCAATAGTAAATGTCCCGTCGTCTTTTATCTGTCCGTTCGCTTCTATCAGTTCCATGTGATGTTTGTTGTAGAAGTCAATTTCTACCTGCAACGCGGCTAATAATTTTTGCAGTCTGTACGCTTCCGTCATTTTCATGTTGGAATTACCCAGTTTATTTAACGCCGGGGTTGCGTTGATTATTTCATATAATTTCATATTTTCCTCCGCATATATAAATATATAATTTGTATCGTTTTCCTCCACGGGAGGAATGGGTATCAGTTTTGGTTCTCTCGTCGGAGACAAGTCCTCTATTTGCTGTTCGAGATTACCGACCAGCAAAAACAACGCAATTATAACACGAGCATCGAGACTACTATAACCGCGTAACAGACGCGCAGTATTTTATCATATATCATGTTGTTAATCCTATTGTTCGTAAAAATGTTGTAATAGCGTTTATTCTGTCTCTTTCAGCTGTACTCCAAGCGGTATTTGATAGATTCGTCCACCCGGTTTGTCTTGAAATCGGAGTTACGCCGTAAAAACCGAGTTGCGCCGCGCCTAATCGTATTGAAGCGGTCGTCGTATTGCCGCCGAATATGCCCGTAACATACAGACCGGTTCCGACAACAGAGGTACTGCCAAGGTTCGTTGCGAAAAGCGACGTAAAATAACCGTTTGTGATACGCGACGAAGATGAACCGAGGTTCGTCACGCCGGAAATAGTCGTAACGGTTAGTGTAGTTACGTTCAAATTTGTAAAATACCCGTTAGCCACTCTTGTCGTTGATGTGCCGACCGTTACGGAAGTGCCGCCGTTATACGTCGTGACATAGGCGTTCGCAATAAAACCCGATGACGTTCCGAGGCTTGAAACCGTAAAATTAGTTACGTTAAGATTTGTGAAATATCCGTTGCCGATTCGCGTTGTTGATGTTCCCAAACTGACGCCTGTACCGCCCGACAGGGTGCTTGCCATTTCAATAAAGTTTACATAAATTGTCGCCACTCTCGATGAAGCCGTACCCAGCACAAAACCTCCGCCGGGTATACTGTTTGCGTATAATGACAGCGTACCGGCTGCTATTGTCAAATTTCCATACGAAGTACCTCCGCCTGTTCCTCCGTATACAGCCGATGTGTACATACTCGCTATATACGATTCATTGAATCTCGCCGACCCGGTCCCGATGATACTGTTTGTCCCGTTTGGCGTTATACGGTTTCCTGATATTGAAATATTTGTTGATGATGAAGTACCAAAGTTTATAGTGTTTGACGTATAAATATAGTTTTGTACGCTGTTGCTTAATTGAATTTGCGTTATAGTCGCGGCAGGGTGTGTTTGCCAAGTCAAATCGCCGCGCAGCCAGTTGCCTGAATTGCCGCCTGACGGTAACGACGCCTGTTTTTCGTTTAATTGCGTCTGAATATTCGACGTAACGCCGGACACATACCCAAGCTGCTCGGGGGTTACCGTCTGTGAGCCTGCGGAGATATTCCCCGATATTGTAGTTATACCCGTAAGAGATAGAGCCCCGATTGACGTCGTACCTGAAAAGGTTTTATTGCCGGTTACTGTTTGAGCGTTATTCAGTAATACTACGTTTGTCGATAATCTTGCGTCAGCCAGTGTTCCCGACGCAATTAAGCCTGCGGGAATACTTCCGGCTGTCACGTTTCCGATATCCGTACTGATAGAGGCTAAAGTAGTGACATAAATCTTATCGGCTGTGACGCTGTTCGTCGTTAAATTCCCGCCGTTTATCGTCGTCTGCCCTGCAGATGACAGACTCGTGAAAGTCACAAACCCGGTAAAAGTTATATTTGCGCTTGACAGGGTTGTCGAACCCGACTTCAAAGACAGCGTTGAACTCGTTGAGCCGTTTGAAACCGATAAGGTCAAGCTGTCTATTTTTTGTTGTATTTCCGACCTTAACTCAGTTTTTACCGTATTAGCCGAAGAATTTATTGTGCCGTTCATTTCCGTGGTGGTCGAATAGCTCTGTAACGAAACCGAAAAACTATCCTGCGCCAATGTCAGCGTAGCGTTTGCCTGATTGGTAATGGCGGTATTGATTTGCGTGGTAGTCGAATAATTTTGCAGAGTGACGTTGAACGCTTCCGTAGATAACGATACTGCGGCTTCTTTGGCTTCGGTAATCTGCGCGTCGAAACCGTCCACGAGCGAATACAGATTTGTTATTCTCATATCAAAACCGCCTACGGTCTGCGAAAGAGTGGAGACCTGACCTTCAGCATTAGTGATGCGTGTGTCGAAACCGCCGACAGTCAAGGAAAGTTCCGAAATATTATGACCCACGGTTTCGATTTCACCCGATAAGTCATTAATCCGCGACGTTTGTTCGCTGACGATTAAATCGATGCGCGATGCTTCGGCTTTTATCTGCGAGCCGACATAAATCTCGGTTTCGCCGCGTGTATAGTAGTTTGCCAACTCAAGCGTAAATGCCTCTATATCAAGTGTCAGTTGCGATATTCGTCTGCCTTGTATATCTATTACGACTTTTGTGCCGTCTATCATTCCGGTCAGATTTTGTAAGACGCTCTCAAACCCTTTCGCCGTCGCGGACAATTCCGCTTTGTTATTCTGCGGGTTGTCGGGGTATGTGATAAGCCGCGCAACCTGATGTTCGACTTTGACATTACGGCTGCGGTCAACGAGCATAACTTTGTCGCCGACGTTAAAAGAAAGATGGCTGTATTCGGAATTAACCGCAGCGAGGTCGATAACGTCCAGCGAATATGTGCGGTTCGGGTTAGAGAGAACTTTCAACTTTTCGATAGCGTCGTCCTTGAGTGACTGCACGTCAGTATAACGCTCGTCTTTCCATACTTTCGTGATGATTTTTGACGAATAGCCGAAGTTCTCAACATAGCTTTTACCGCCGTTTATATCGTCGATTTTCAGCCCCTCCGCACCGATGGGTATAAGGCGTGTGCAGAAATCGAAACTGTCGCCGCGAAGGAGCGGCTTGCCGGTGTTTAGTTCGTCGGTAAAATATACGCCTTTGTACTCGAAACCGTCCAACGGAAATACCGTTATTTCCTTTTTCGCCGTATCATACCAGAATACGCATCTATATACTTCCTGCGCTTTCCGTAGCAGGTCGAGGGTATTGCCGCCCTCAAGTTCGACGGTACGGCGAATGGAAACCCTGTCCGCGCCGATGTACGACCAGCCTGTACTCGTGAGAGCGAAATTCATGAGGGTATATAGGTGTTGGTTTTCCTCACGGTAATTTGTCACGGCGTTTGCCTGTAATGCGTCAATGTCAATGCGGCAGGATATAACCGCTATGTCATTTTGTTCATCAATGCTTTTTATGACATAGTCCTGTCCGTCGTACACCAGTCCCATTTCTTCGCAGATATTACGGTAAAGTTTGTGGTCGGTTGGTATGTTGAAATTCAATTCATATTCGCCGTTGTTGTAGACCTCAACGGTGTGCAAATTCTGCACATCGTCCAGATAGCCTATATTTTTAAGATAAATCATCGCCAAGTCTCAATCACCACCGTTCCCTGTACATTATCGTTATCTCCGCGTTTCCTGTGACTCTTATATCGTTATTACCGGGCTTGAACCTCGGAAAGCTGAAAAATTCCACTCGGTCAAAAGCGTGTACACCGTTAGCGGTCACGATCTTTTTTATGCCGTCAATGACGATAATCTCACCGGCGGCGAGATTTTTTACAGTAAAACCGGTAATACCCGCGACAGAAATAACCGACGCCGTTGTGTTTTCTATCGTTATGACCGCTTCGGTTTCTTTCGAGCTATGAATAAATATTGAATCACCCACCGTAATTTCATGCGTTTTGCCGAAAACAAAACAATCGAATGTATATGTCACGGTATAAATTTTTTGTGATACTTTTTCCAGTTCCGTATTTTTCAATATACAATCAAATATCCTGTCCGCAGTAAAAGCGTGGTCGATTTGGATTTCGCACCGCTTCAGCTTTTCGCTGAACGCCGATATATCGGTAAACGCGGCATCCTTGAACATGACTTGTATTTCCAACTCGTCGTATTTCCGTTCAGTATCGAAGTATAACGGCGTTAAGGATTTGTCAGCCCAGAAATTCTTTATGTCAAGCGCGGAGGGGATATATTTATGATTCAGATATGTCGCCATATAATCCGAAAGCGTAAGCGGTTCAGAATTGATAGTTACGTTCATAGATTTGTTACCTCAATATATAAATAGGCATGAAAAAAGCACCGTCGAAACGATGCTTTGATTTTATATAAAATTTTTGTACTAACTAAAATGTTTATTTTGTGTAATTAATTATTACTTTTTCTTACTCTTTTTTAATTCTTTCGGCATATTCATCTCTGGTTTCATTTTTATCGTATAAATACTTTTGGAGTGTCTCAACTTTTATCCTTCCTTCATTAACATCATTCAATGTATCTCTTGCAGCTTCTTCTCCAAAATCATCTAAAATTTTACAAAAATCTACAGCCGGTAATTTGTTTTTTCCCATATTTCTCCCTCCAATTCATGCACACATTTTCGTATAATTATCGACCCATGTTTGATTCTCTGTCAATGTAAATCCATGCTCTAAAGCGGATTTAATTTTCTCAAGTGATGCGTTCCACCCCATTGGAAGATTTCGAAGATGCTTACTTACATCAACAGGTTTCTCAACAGGCACATTGTTTGTGATGTTAATATTGATAGGTGTAGGAGTTAAAGAGGGAATGCTTTTATTTTTTATAATGCTATTTTTTACATCGCTTATTAAGACCTGCTTTTTTATTACATCCCAGTTTTCTGTAAGCAATACAACTCCCACTATTGTGGCAACAGTAATGCCTGCGATTATTATTTCGGTTTTATGTTCCTTGACTTTTTCTTTAACTCTATCATAGAGTCTCTTGTTTTCTTCACTCATGTTCTTCAACCTCCTGTTTATATATGGCTTTTATTATATAGCACCATTATAGAGTAAAATTCTTAGATTGAAGTTCACAAAGTGTGAAATTACAGTTTTTTTATAAAAATAGTGCTTTTTCTATATAGGCAAAAGCATATGGATTACCCAGCGACAAATAAGACAACATAATTTCCATTCCGATTATTGTATTTATTTCCTGCCCATAATCTGTATCTACCACGCCGATAATATATCTAAGCGCTAAATAATAATCTGCAATATGATTGTATTCCGGAGAACTTTTCAAAATTTCTATACACGCTAATATGCATTCACTCATGTCGCGGGCATATAGCTTTTTATTTGTTTCCTCTTCTTTATTTACATTTTCACTATTCTTAAGAAAATAATTTTTTACAAACTCTTTTCCATAGGCTTTGCCGTATAATATAGCTTTTCCCACTTTTATAGAATGTTCATCAGGAAGTAATGTGTATAATATATAAATTAACCATAGAATATTTACAGCGGATTCCATTGTTTCTGACTTCTCTAATGATTCAGAATATTCTTCTATGGCTCTTTCAAATATACTTCGCATTACTACGTTTTCAGGGGTTTGGAAACCATCAACAATCTTGCGTGTATATTCGTAACCTTTTGCAAAATGAGGGTCTTTCAATGCTTTGTCTGAAACTAATAAAGGGCATATTACTTCAATCATTGCCACTATGTTTTCCCAAGTAAGAGCAATTTTTGAAAAATCTAATTCTGAAAAATCATCTCTGATAAGTTGGTCTAACGGATAACCATAATGGGATGCTATTGCTTGTAATGTTTGTAGTGCTGGCTCCCGTTCGCCACTCTCATACATAGAAATAGTGTTATGTTCAACATTAATGGCTCTTCCGAGTTCTTCTTGCGTTTCGCCATGAGCTTTTCGTAAATCTCTTATGTTTTTTCCGAGTTTGTTTTTTGGTTGTGCCATGCATACCTACTTCCCTTGGCGTGTTCAAAATATTTGTATTGCATTATTTCTTTAGATACCGCCTAATTAAAATACTTGATCTTAATATTACCACAAAACCCATCATATATCAATATTTCCATAACATAATTCACAATAAATTTTCAGAACCTACCCCCTCTCGCGGCGAACGCCAAATCCTGCGAAACAACAGGCGTTACGCTGTGTCCCACAGCTTTTTTGTCAAGTTCCACCGTTGTATAAATATATACGGGAGCGTTTGTGCCGGGGCTATTTTTACGGCTGTCAGCCACTCCGCCGAATATATCAAAATCGGGCATATCCAAATCCATCGGTATGGCGTTCTGCATATCGTCGGCAACTTTATTCATCTGGTCGCCGAAACCGACGCCAACGCCCAGAGCCATGTTTTTACCTACTTCGGCGAATACAGTCGATGGCGATTGAATCCCCAATTCTGATTTTACGTCGCCCACTATTTTTTTGAAAAACGTCAATACCTGACTCCTGAATGTGGCTTCCTTATTCGAGAAGCCCTGCCATACGCCGTCCACGATAGATTCGCCAACCGAAATGAAATCGTTTTTAATGACGGAATCAGCAGCCGTTGACTTCGCTGTCGTTATGAGTTTTTCCGTAGATTTCGTCAGCGAGTTATTGTTATCAACGCCGCCGGCGATTTTGTCAACCATGTCTGAGCCGGAGTTGGTCACGTTCGGCATACCAAGCTGCGTGAGTAACGCGTCGGTCGCCACTTTCGAGCCGTTGGCGAACGTGTCGCTCAGTTTTTCCAGTTCCTCTTCTGAGGAGTTCACCAGCGTTTTCACCAAGCCCGCTGATTCGGGTCCCGCGTCCTCTAACTTTTGGAGCAGTCCCTCGTCAATGCCCATCTCAGCCAGAACCGCTATGTTTTCAGCCCATTCGCCGATGACTCTCTGGTTATGCTCAAGGTTTGTAGTCATTTCGGTCACGCTCACATCAGAAGTTTCGGATATTTGTTTGAACATCTCCGTGGCGGATTTGGTGTAGCTTTCGAGGGTCTTTTCCCGCTGCTTGATGATTTCCTCTTCGTCTTTTTGCATTTCCTGTAATTTCTTCTTGTACTCGTCAAGCGTGAGTCCCTGTGCGTTCGCCTCTATAATCATCGCGTCGGTCAACTCTTTTTCAACCTCCGCACGTTTCTGCGCTATTTCCTCCTGCGTTTTGTACGCCTCGGTCATAGCGTCCACGACTTCCTCCGCGCTTTCTATGATGGCGGCGTTTGCCTCAGCCTGTTTCGCCGCGCTCTCCGCCACTACTTTCGTCGTACTCTCGAAACTGTCCGCAAGCTCGGACTGACGCTCAACAAGTTCCGATTCGGATTTGTTCAGCATATCTACGACTTCTTTATACTTTTTGTCTTTTTCACCTTTTTTGTATACACCGTCGGCAAGAGCCTCAGCCAGAGCCTCGCGCTGTTTTTCTATCTGCACCAACTGATCCTCAACCGCCATCTGCTCTTTCGCGATCTCGACCGCGCGTTCGCGGGCGGCTTGGGCTTTCGCTTCCTCCTGACGGGCGGTGAGGATATTGTAGATTTCGTCAACATTACGGCTCATGGCGTCGTTTTCCATGTCGTACTGGACGATAGACTCACCCATAGCTTCGTTGAGCATATCGACATAAGCCGCTAAACGCTCTTTCTGCTCTGTGGATTTATCTTCCACCGCCGCGAGTTCAGCTATCCTGTCGGCAAGGCTTTCGGCTGCCTCCGCTTCGTACTGCATACCCTTTATTTTATCTTCGTAAGCCGCGGCGCTCTCACTGGTGGATTCTATGAGTTTTTCGTTGGCTTCCACCAAATCCTCGGTACTCTTTTTCAGGGCTTTCTGCTCCTCAGTCTCGCGGTTAAGCCAGCCGATGAGCGCAATCACTCCCACGACCAGAGCGGCAATAGCCGCCACGACAAGCCCGATGGGATTTGCCGCCATCATCGCGTTGAACGCCGCCATCACCCCTGTCGCTACTCCGGTGACCGTTGACCATACGGTCATTACCACGGTGTGAGCCGCCGTTGCTATTGACTGCGCGGAGGTTGCTGCTGTCATCGCTTTGATGGCGTTGGCGATTGTCATCACTATCTGAAACGTTCCGAATGCCGCCGCTGCCGCCAGAATAAACGGAGTGAGTTTCTGTAACGCGGTCATCAAGCCGGAGATAACCGTCATTATGGGTTTCAGGATAGGGACGGCGTTGCCGAGCCCTTTGGCAAGATTGCTGACAATCGCGGCGGCGGCTTCAAGCAGACGCGGAGCTTCCGCAATCAGCGATGTGCCTATCATGACAATTATCTGTACGGCTGCCCCGGTCAGAGCGGGTATTGCCGCGACTATACTGTCCAGCAGAGCGTTAATCAGCCCTCCGGCTGCGGTGACAAGCACGGGTATATTTTCCGTAATGCCCGTAATCAGCGCGGATATGAGTTCCGGTGCGATGCTTGAGATTACCGTCACGATTGACGTGAACAACTCAAGCATTCGAGGCAGCATTTCGCCTATCTGGGCGATGATGAATTTTACCCCCTCCTCAATCGAAGCCGCCGCTCCGTCGCTCCCAGATATGATGCCGACAAACCCGTCGATTACCATCGTCATTCCCGGCAGCAGTTCCGCGCCGATTGAGTTTTTCATGCCTGTAAATGTACGCTGAAGGGTGTCCATAGAATCGGTGAAAGCCGCCGACGCGCCCACGGCGTCGCCCGACATGACCATGCCGAGGTCGTTCGCTTTCTGTTTCAGAGCGTCGGTACTGTCGGCGGTTTGGTTCAGCAGAGGCATGAGTTCCATGCCCTGTTTTCCGAGCAGTTTCATTGCGGCGGCGGACTTCTCCGCTCCGGGCGGCATATTCTGTAACGCCTTAACGGTCATATCGAAGGCTTCCTCCGGCGATTTATCTTTTATATCGTCGAAATTTATGCCGATTTTCTTGAACGACTCGGAAGCCTTATCTCCGTCCTCGGTCAGACCGTCCATCGTCTTTTGCAGGGTTTTCATGCCCGCTCCGAGACTGTCGATAGACGCGCCGTTCTGTGACAGGACATAATCCCATTCCTGATAGGCTTCGGCGGACAGACCGAGTTTCTGCGACGCTTTATCTACGCGGTCGCCCGCGGCAGCCGCGTCGTTCGCCATATCGTACAGCGCCTTGCCCGCCGCGACCGTAGCCGCGCCGATTGCCGCCATCGCCGCTCCGACCGCTATGCCGATACCTTTGACTACATCGCCGAGTTTTTCGAACTTGCCGCCCGCTTCGTCGGCGGTTTCGCCCGTGTCGCCGAATTCGTCTCCGAGTTTCCCCGCCTCTTTGCCGGTATCCTTCATCTCGCCGCCGACTCCGGAGAGGGCTTTTTCGTTTTCGCCGAGTTCCCGCTCCATGCCGTTCAGTTCAGCCTGCGCCTTGTTAAGCTGTATCTGCCAGTTCTGCGTCCGTTTGTCGTTTTCGCCGAACGACTCGGCGGAGTTGGCGAGGGCTTTTTCCAGCACGGAGACTTTATCTTTCTGGGTGTCGATTTCTTTATTGAGGGCTTTATTCCGGGCGGTGACAGCCTCGACGGACTTGTCGTTTTTGTCAAACTGCGAAGACACAAGCTGCATTTCGCTGCCGAGAACCTTGAACGACTGGTTTATTTCCGAGAGAGCGTTCTTGAATTCTTTTTCGCCTTCGACGCCAATCTTCAATCCGAATTTCGAGTTTTCTGCCATAAAACATCCGTTCCCTTCTAAAAAAAATTGCCTGATTGACTTGACAAAACTCGAAAAATTGACTATAATAAAGTTATGTTTTAGAATAGTCAAAAAAAGAGGTGCGCCATGTATATCAACCGAGCTATTGAAAATTCAATCCTGAAAATATCAAAGACATTTCCCGCGCTGTTAGTCACGGGACCGCGCCAAGTCGGGAAAACCACGTTGCTTAAGCGGCTCGCGGATAACTCGCGTAAGTATGTAACGCTTGACGACCCGGATATCCGCCATATGGCGAGGAGCGACCCTGCTTTGTTTATGCAGCGTTTCCCGCCGCCGGTATTAATCGACGAAATCCAATACGCCCCCGGCATTCTGCCTTATGTCAAGATGAGCGTTGACACTTCAGGCAAAAAAGGTGATTTCTGGCTGACCGGTTCGCAGGCGTTCCACATGATGAAGAACGTCAGCGAATCCCTTGCGGGACGGGTTGGTATAGTCAACTTGCTTGGGCTTTCGGCAAGCGAAATCGCCGGCATACAGTCCGAACCGTTTACAACATCCCCCGAACGCCTGATGTCAAGATTAAACACAGTGAAAAAGATGGGAATAAACGAGATATATGAAAGAATATTCCGCGGCGCTTTCCCCGCGCTTTATACTGAGGATATTCCCGATTTAGACGATTTTTACCGTTCCTATATGAACACTTATCTGCAAAGGGACATAAAAGACTTATCCCAAGTCGCCGATGAGACGGCATTTCATAACTTCATGATAATTGTCGCGGCGCGTACCGCAAAACCTATCGTGTATGAGGAAATAGCCAAGGACGCGGGAATCAGTCCTCCCACAGCCAAAAGCTGGCTGTCGATTTTGGTATCGTCGGGGCTTGTCGCCTTAGTACGACCTTATCACAATAACGTGTTGAAACGCGCCACGAAAATGCCGTTGATGCACTTTTTGGACACGGGGCTTTGCGCTTATCTTTTGAAGTGGGGAAACGCCGAGATACTGGAACGCGGCGCTATGTCCGGCGCCTTCTTTGAAAGTTGGGTGTTCTCCGAGATATACAAGAGTTACATCAACGCGGGAAAAGAACCGCCGCTGTACTATTACCGCGACAAGGAAAAACGTGAAATCGACATTTTGATTTACGAGAGTGGCACATTATATCCAATCGAAATAAAAAAAGCGGCGTCTCCCGGCACCGAATCGGTAAAGAATTTTAAAGCTCTTAACCCTGTGACCGAACCGGAACGCTTCGGCGAACTTGAGCAGTACAAAATAGAAATAGGCAATGGTACTGTGGTTTGCATGGCTAATGATTTACTGCCGGTGGACAGAAAGAATTGGTTTGTTCCTGCATGGATGATTTAATTTTCATATTCCCTCAGGAATTACATCGTCAATGTCGCACTCCCTGTCCGGTTTCGCGATGCCCAAAAACTGCCTGTGGCACTCCCACAAATCCAGCAGCAGTCCGAGCGGCGTCAGCCATGTCGCCTCTTCGGAACGGTTCAAATGTACCGTTCCGTAATATAATAGCCGGGTAAACAACTCTTCATCGCTTATTACCCGGCTATCACGTTTTTTGAATCTTCCTCGCTCTCTATATTACGTTTCGTGCCTTTGAACATCGCCTCTACGATTGCGTCCTTATACGCCGCCAGTTCCAGCGGCGAAGTCAGAAGTTCAACCTCGTCGTCGGTCAGGAGCGGTTTCGGGGAGTCCTTGTTTTTCAGATTGTGAATCAAAATGCTCTGGTTAGCCAACAGCGTAATCAGCCATACAATTTCATCGAGGGCAAGTTCAAAGTTTTCGGGCTTCATCAGCTTATCGCCGAGGTCGGACAATCCGCCGTATTTTTTTGCTATCTCTTTTGTAGCTTTCGTGGTCAGCACCAGTTCGTAGTCCGTGCCGCCGATGGATATGGCGGCGGTTCTGTCGTTATCGTTCATTATCCGTTACCCCCATCGTCAATATCCGCCTGCTCGTTAAGCCACGCTTTGGCGTCGGATTCTTTTTCAAATGTGGTTTCCTCTTTCCACAGTCCCAAAATGTCCGTCTGTATCGTGCCTTCCAGACTTGGTGTTTGGAAATTGATACTATCGCCCTTCGTTTCGAGCGACTCGTTCGGGACTCCGAACTTTACTTTGCGGAGCCATATAGCCCTGAACCTGCGCTTGCCGTCCTTGACCGTAGTGGAATAAAACCCGACGCCCACGGGCTTGCCGTCGTCATCGCCTTTTGCCGTCATTTTTTTGCCGTTACCGGGATTGATAGTTTCGACTTTATGTCCCAAGATAAGCGATAAAACTTCATACTCCAAATGATCTCCGTTGAGCGTCAGTTTTCCCGACTTAAACTCCTTAATCGCCTCAACAATCCTGTCGTCGCCGTAGAGTTTGACATCATTTATCTCGATTGATAAATCTGTTTTGATTGCGTATGACATCACCAACCCATCCGAGTAGGAAACATCATTATTTGTTTCGGTGACGGGCGCGCATATGAGATATTTCAATCCAATTTGTGCCATTTATACTTCGTCTCCTTCCGATAAAAAATATTCTTTTGCCGCGTCAACGGCGTAGTGGTGGTAGCCTGTATCGTCCTCGTGACCGATGTAACGGCGGTCTGTCACCGTTATACCCGCGGCGAGGAGTGACTTCACGATTTGGTTTTTGCGTTTCTGATAGTTGTCTTTGGAATACAGCGATATACGCGCTTCCTGTATTTCATACTGCGGCGCGTTATCGGCGTAACCGCCGAAATTATCACCCATCGGAGTTATGACCGCGTACTCGTCCGGGGCTTTGCCGGAGAACACGCCTGTCTCCACAGAGATGCCGACCGTGTCCAATATTGCGTTCAGTTCTTTTAATATACTCATTTTTTATTAATCTCCTCCGTCAGTTTCGCTTTCATAGCGTCAATACACGGTTGTTTCGACGCGGATTTTGCCGGTTTCAGAAACGGTTTCGCCGGTTGTCCGTGCCTGCCGTATTCGAGTATGTTGGCGATTTTCGCGTTGGAATTGCCGCCGTCCCTCGGCTCTGCGAAGCCAATCTTTATGTCCCAATTGCCGTTCCTGTCCATACGAGCCTTTGTCATACCGATAGAACGTACCAGTTCTCCCGTGGAACGGGACTGTACTTTTGTGTTTTTGCCGATAACCGACTGGAGATTGCTTTTGATTTTCGCCAGTACAACCTCGCCGCCCGCTTCCAGCACCTTTGGTACAATTTCGTCGGTCTTGTCAGCGAGCCGCGAGATTTGTATCAGGAAATCGTCCGGCATTTTTATCTGTATAGCTGCCATCAGCGTACCGTCCCTTCATTGTTTTGTGTATAAAGAACGCCCCCGATATAATCGGGAGCGTTTCGGTATGTTGTTTTATTTTTTAGTTGATAATATATGTTATTACGGTGTTGTGTTTTTTACGACGTTGCGTCGGAAGTGCTTATAATCCGATACACCAAACAACACCATATTTATCGGTTACATAACCTTGTAATGGACTCCACGGCAATTCTTTTAACCCATCTGACTGTCCGCCTTCTTTTAATACATTGTAAGCCGTCATCAATGTATCTTTATCTTGAAAGCCTAAGCAGATAACAGTTACATTGCCTTTTGTTATTTCATGAGGTGCAAGTGGCGCGATAGCTATATGATTTTCCAATATATCCATTACAAGATGGATTGGTTCATTTTCAGAACCCCGCGCAAGAGAAATTTGAGTAGCGTTAAATGCTTTTCTATAATGTTCAAATGTTTCGAGTAAATCTGATGAAAAAATTTGCACAGTTAATTGACTCATAATGCAACCTCCGATAATATAAACTTTCCGCGCTGATACACAGAGCAACGACAGCGAAGAAAATAAAAATACCAGTCGCACTTTTTCTTTATGCCAATTTTACCATATAACCGCCGTATTGTCAACCTTTATTTCTTCGATGGAATAACTTTCTCAGTAAAAACCTCAACGTACAACCCACGCCCGCGAACGTCCTCGACACTCATAATACGGTAACGCTCATTAGAACAAATAATATATAGCGAGGTATCAATAGTCAATCCCGGTATCTTACGGAAACGGAACAGAGCGGTCGCCGTTGAAAACGCCGCCATATTCGCCCATTTCTCGTTGCCGCGCCGTTCCTCCATATATGCGCGAACTGAAGCGAGGATATTGTCGCCGTTGGTAACGAAACCTTCTGTGTCCTTGGTCGGAGCGGTTGAAACGATGTCAATAAAAGTGTTCATTTTGCCGAGGCTCACACTTCCCACCTCTTCTCCATAGCCAAAAGCCGGTTGACTGTTTGCCATACATTCGCTACCGCGCTGGCATAATCGGTGAAAAAGCCCGCCGTCGAACCGTCCCTGCTCTCGTAGAAATGACTCGACAGCATTATCACGGCTTGCTCGGTGGTAGGCGGCAGCTTTTTACGACCGTATTTGTGTTTTTGATAGGTTTCGGCGTAATCAACGGCGGCGGTAATATAACCGAGAAGCAATTCATCGTCTTCGTCATGCTGTAATATGAGGTTAGCCTTGACTTTTTGAAGCAGGGACTTCATTTTAACCGTAACAGCCATTACCGCCGTACCTCCCTTCATTACGCAGATTTCATCTGTAAAATTTTGACCGCTTCCGGCAGAATCAGTTTGCCGTCCACGCGCTACGAGCCGAGGAAACCTACCTGACCGTTGGCGGCGTACAATTCATTGAGACGTTTGAACGCCCTGCCCTGACGGTCGGCAATCCAATAATACGAAAAATCGCCGAACGCGACGACTTTTTTTGCCGCTTCGATTACAGGCATGAAACTGCTTGTTTTCACAGGTCTGCCTAAGATGGTATCGGGTGTGTTCGCAATCAAAGACGGCTGCCACAGGTACTGCCCTGTGGTATCTTTCAACTTGCGGATAGCCTTGACCGTCAAGTCGTTTACGATGAACACGGCTTTACGGCGGTAGGGTTCACGCAGACTGTGATATAAGTCAATCATCTCGTCCAGCGATATATTCGCGCCTGCGGTGGTGATGCCAAGCTGCGCTGAGTTCAGGAATCCGGTAGGTTTACCTGTGCCGTCGCCGCCAATGAACGCTTCTTCTTCGGCTCTGCCGATTCTGCGCCCGAACTCTTTCGCGGCGTATTGTTCCAAATTGAACGCGCTGTCGTTCAAGAGTTCCTCTGAAATTTTGAGCATTGTAGCCAATTTGTGCGCGCCGAGGTTGACCTGACCGAAAGTATCGTCCGATTCGGGGATAGCGTCGCCCTCGTCAACCCAGCTTGCCGTACCGTTGCTTGCCACGACGGGGATTTTCTTTTCGCCGGACGATGATGTGATGACATGGGCGAGGGTACGAAGAATATTCTCGTCTTCCAGAGCCGCTACAAGGATTCGCTCGAATTCGTCAGGGACAAGATAACCGCCGTCGCTGTCAGTTCCGATACTGAGAGAATTTAACACTTCGGAATGGGGCGTTTTTGTACGCATGGCGTTCCAGAACGCCTTTTTGTATTCGGCGGTCGCCCTGCCGGTCTTTTCCTCTCCGTCACCGGTAGTGGGTTTGTTGGTGATGGGATTACTGGTAGGCTTGGAGAGTTCGGCGTCGATTGTAGCCTGACGCTCCAAGCGGTCGATTTCCTTGCCGAGAGCCACGACTTCGGACTCCATTTTCTCGTATGTTGCGGTATCTTCTGCGGATAAAATCCCATCGTCGCTGCGTTTGCTGTCAAGGAATGCTTTTGCCGTATCCCATGCTTTTGCGCGTTTTTCGCGCAGTTCAAGTATTTTTATCATTTTATATATCCTCCAAAATTTTTATATATATTTTTAATTTAATGCGAAATTAAAGAAAGCCGCTTATCAAGCGACTCAATCGGTGTGCCTGCGGGTTTTTCGGTTTCTTTGGGTTTTGGAAATTTACTGATTAACGAATTTGTCACAGCCATACGGCTGAATATGAAGCCTTGATTGTTGTCCTGCGGTTCGATTTCCTCCTCTGTGAACATGATTTTGTCAGCGAAGCCTAACTCCACCGCTTTACGGGCGTTCATCCACGACTCGTCGTCCATCATACGGGCGAGTTTTGTGCGCGACATACTGGTTTTCAATTCGTAAGCGTTAATAATGCTCTCCTTGACCTCATCCAGCATATCTTTAGCGCGGCGCATCTCCTCCGAATCACCCCAAGCGATGGTTGCCGGATTATGTATCATCATCATGCTCACCGGCGACATATATACTTCACCACCAGCCATGGCGATGACCGAAGCGGCACTTGCCGCAAGACCATCGATTTTTACAGTGACTTGTCCGGCGTAGTCCATCAGCATATTATATATTTGCGCCGCCGCGAACACATCTCCGCCGGGTGAGTTTATCCATACGGTGATGTTGCCGGAGCCGGAGAGCAATTCATCTTTGAACATTTTTGGAGTGACCTCATCGCCCCACCATGTTTCTTCCGATATCACGCCGTCTAAATATAGGGTGCGTTCATCGTTTTCGTTATGTACCCAATTCCAGAATTTTTTCATATTGTATCTTCCTCCTTCTGATTTTTATTCGCAAAAGCCCCCGCGTCCTTAAGCGGCAGCATATTGCCGTTTACGAGATATAAGTCGCCGCCTTCCTCTGCCGGAATACGGTTCATGTTCTCTAACTCCCTTATGTCGTTCGCGCTCATCCAGCCGTTCTGACGGGCGGTGGAATAACCAGTCATTCGGCTGGCGTAATCGCCGCGCAGCAGTCCGTCAAGGTTGAACCGCACAAAATACGCGCCTTTTTCCGAGGGTAGCATAAGTGATTGCTGTAGAGCCTGTTCCCACCGCACTACCCACGGGTCGAGCGTATATTTAACAAATTCCAGCGACTGCTGTTCTATGTTGCTGAAACTCGATTTTTCGAGGTCGCCGACCATGTGCGGTGGAACTCGAAAGATACGGGCGATTTCATTGATTTGAAACTTCCGCGTTTCCAAGAACTGCGCCTGTTCGGGTGGAATACCGATTTGATGGAATTTCATGCCCTCTTCAAGGATTGCGACGCGGTGAGCGTTTTTACTGCCTTGGTATGCGGTATTCCACGAATCTTTAACGCGCTGTATGTCTTTGACTACATTTGGATGTTCCAGTACGCCGCCCGGATTCGCGCCGTTGGCGAAAAATGACGCGCCGTACTCCTCGGTGGCAATAGCCATACCGACGGCGTTTTTTGCCATGGCTATCGGTGAATAGCCGACAAGTCCGTCGAAACCGAGTCCGGGTATGTGTAGCACTTCGTCGCGGCGCAATGTGACTTTTTCGTTTTCGTCTGCTCCGCGCTTGTATGTATAAAATATCTCCCCGTTCGCGGAGCGGTCAACTTCCACCATATTCGGCAGCAGGGGAAAAAGCGATAATACTTTACCTCGCCCGTCGCGGATGATTTGTGCATATGCGTTACCCCACAAAAGAAGATGGCTCATCAGTGTTTCCCTGAACACAAACGAAGTCATCTCCGGATTCGGCTCGTCATGGAGCGTATGATATAGCGGGTGACTGACAGCTTTTTCGTTGCCGCCGTCGCTCTTGTATTTATATATGTGAAGTGGCAGTCCCGCGATGGATTCAGCGAGTATTCGGACACAGGCGTACACCGCCGTGGTCTGCATGGCTGTGCGCTCGTTGACCGCCTTTCCGGACGATGTGCCGCCGAAGAAGAATGAAAATCCGCCGCCGACTTTGTTTTTGGGTTTGTCGCGGGAACGGAAAAGCCCTGAAAATATGCTCATAGTTGCGTTTCCTCCGTAAAATGGATATGAAAAAAGCACCGTCGAAAACGATGCTTTTAATAATATTTTAATTTTGAAAAAGTGCTTTTATAATATTCAATTTTTACGCAGCCCAATACTTTTGTGGTAATCTAACATACTACCTATTTGTAACACATCCCTTTTGGGATATGCTTTAATTTTATAATTAAGACAATTTTTTATACTTTTTTTAATAAGCGGTGAAGTATTAATATATACATATTGATGTTTTTCTGACAAAGTTATTTTTTTTATATTTAATTCCAATTCATTAACAAGGGTAGACATATTTCTTGTTCCGTATTTTTTTCTTATTGTCCACCCCGTGTATTGTTTTCCATTCACTATATAATTCGATTGATTTTTAGGATTGGTGCATCCAAGATATAAGAAATTTGATGCTTGATATATTGTTCCGACTTCATAAAATTTCGTGTCTGAATAAGCAATAATAATTGTATTTCCAAATCGCTTCATTATAGCCTTTAACACGAGTGCTATTACTTTGCTTGGAGTATTGCTTGGAGCATCGTATAAAGTTCCCCCGCGCGTAAGTTGTATTATTTTCACATTATGAGCGGCGGCTATTTTCCCAATGAAAGAACGCTTGGGATTGAAATTTGCTGTTCCGAAAGATACAACAGATAGTAATACACCATCCACATAATATCCATAATGCCAAACACCTAATCCACAATTCCCTAAATGCTCATACTTTTTATAGAAAACTTCAGCTTCCGTTTTATTAATGGACACAATTCCATCGTTAATCTTTTCCATATATTTTTACCAAAAAGAACAAAGATAATGACGACACTATACTAAAAATAACTTGATAAATATATTTAAAAGAATCAAGTATACGTGCTATTTGATAAAATATATTTAATTGCATTGGTACTGGATCGCCAGCAGTATTTAAAATTTTTACTTCTTCAATTATATTATCAACCTGCACACTTAAAATAAATGAAGATATTGCAAATAATACTGCAAATAATATTACTTTCCACCATTTTGAACATTTTGATTTCGTAATAATCGGAATTGGTTTGTTTGCAATTAGAAGTTGCGTATTTTTATCATCTTTTGCGTCGCCGATCTTGGCTTCATATTTAATATCTACAATACAATTTTTAACTTCTTTGCTAATGTTACAAGAAAAGTTTTCGTCACCTGTTGCTGCACCAAATAATTTTGAATCTTCTTTCTTAAGAAAGACATCGGGATTACTCGCAGTATTGATGTAAGCTTTAAATTTAATATTTTGATTAATATATGGTAAATAATAAGTAGTTTTAAAATTATAGGTATTACCAACTCTTAAAATAAAATTGTTTTTCAAGTTTTTTCTTTTAATCGAAACTTCCTTATCCTTGGCATTTAGTATCTTTACTTTTGTAAAAATGGGGAAATTATTTTTGAACAATTCACAGTTAGACAACTGCTCTACTGTTTCTTTCCATGAGTTATGGTCTGAAGATAATAAATTCATTATCTTCAAATCATAAGTATTTTCGCAAAATGCTAAACAACCTTCTGTTTGTTGGTTTTCAACAGGCATTATTACAGAGTTATCTTTATTTTTGAAAAGAGTATTATCAAAGGATGAAGAAAAATTATTATTAAAATCGTTTATATCCTGTGCATTACAATAATCGCATAGTTCGATATGGAAATATATATTTGTATTGTTTTTCTCACATTTAACTAATTTCCCGTAACGCATTGGGTAATAACAAAATTCAGGAGAACTGAGTCGATCTATATAATTAATAAGCACTTTTGTTCCGACACGAGCGTTAATTGCATTTTGTGATATGGAATAACTCGGATCATCCGTTTTGTATTGATAAACATTGATTACTCCCTTGGGAAAATGAAGAGTATTCAACAAATTATTGATATGGTTTTGCCAATAACCTGAATTGAAAAGATATAACATTTCTTTCCCTCCAATATATTTATATCGTTAATTAGGCTGTAATAATCATAGCATAAAATTATGAACATTTATACAAATAGCAACCCTCTCTCGTCATAAACAGACACCGTCGTACTGCCGCTCTGCATCATCGCGCGGGCAAGTCCCATGACGAAAGCGACCGCGCCGTCGATTTTCTCCGTGGATTTTTTCTTTGACATTTTCACATTAAGATGAGCGTCGGTCTCGGCGACTACGTTACCCATATTCCAGTCGAGGACAGGGTGTTTGCCGTGACGCAGCTTGCCTTCCTGAACAAGCTGCATGAGGTCGCGGGTCGGGGCAGCCATGCTCGCAAACCCCTGACCGAACGGGAATACGGTAAATCCACGCTCCGCTCCAAGTTCCTCAAGGTCGCGGCGTATCTTCTCCGCGCCCCAGCGGTCGTAGGCAATTTCGCGGATTCGGAAATCCGCAACGAGTTCCTCTATAAAAGAAACGATATAATCGTAATCAACCACATCGCCCTCGGTTGTGTTGATTACGCCAGTCTTGCGCCAAACGGCATACGGCACATGGTCGCGCCGTGTACGCAGGTCGACAGCATTTTCTGGCAGCCAAAAAAACGGCAGGACGGTGTATTTATCATCATCGCCGTTCGGGGGGAACACTAACATCAGAGCCGTAAGGTCGCCCGTCGAAGATAAATCCAGTCCGGCGTAACAGTCGCGCCCTTTGAAATCATCGGGGTCGAAATCCTCGCCGCAAGCGTCCCATTTCTCCATAGGTATCCACCGGACATCAGCATTACACCATTCGTTTAAACGAAACTGACGGAAGTGCATCTCTTCGGCAGGATTTTGTTTCGCCTGTTCATAGGCGGCTTGCACGGTTTCAAAAGGTATCGTCACGTCGATGGACGGGTTCACCCGCCGCCATACGGATTCGTCGTTCCAGTCGTCGCCTTCTTCGATGCCGAACACGGCGGGGTAGAACGAGGAGTCAACTTTCGAGCCGTCCAGTACCGCTTTTGCCTTTTGGTGTATTTCATAACAAATGGACGTTCTATCACGACCGGCTGTTGTGATTAAAAAATATAGCGGCTGCCGTCTGGCATCGCCCGTGTATTTCGTCATGGTGTCAAACAACTCGCGGGTTTGCTGCGCGAATAATTCATCAAATATGAGTCCCGACACATTGAATCCTTGTTTTGATTTTGTTTCGGAAGATAAAACTCTATAAAAACTATTTGTATGCGGGAATATGATCCGCTTGGTAGATGGCACGAGTTTTGACAGCCTTGCCAAATCCCCGCATTGCTCAACCATTGCCTTGGCGGTATTGAAAACGATGCTCGCCTGATTGATGTCGGCGGCGCAGGAGTACACCTCCGCTCCCGCTTCGCCGTCCGCGAACAAAAGATATAGGGCGATGGCGGCAGCCAGTTCGGACTTGCCGTTTTTTTTGCCGACTTCTACATAAGCCGTGCGGAACTGACGGTAACCGTCCCCGCCGACTATGCCGAAAATATCGCGCACAATCTGCTCTTGCCAAGGCATGAGCCGGAACGGTTTCCCATACCATTCACCCGTGGTGTGTCTGAGCATCTGAATGAAATTTACCGCAAAGTCGGCTCGCCGCGCATCGTAACGGCTTGTCGGCAGCATTAATTTTGTCGGAGTATAAATATAACTGCTCATTGGAAACTCCCATAAAATAAAAAAAGACCTATAAAAAGTCTTATGAAATCTATATCTACGAGATACAACCCTTTCGGGCAGTTCTCGGTATTTTCGATGTAATATTCGGTTATTATTTGCAGTCCGCAAAATATGTCACTTCGGTTAAACCGCTTTTTTCGTGTTTATCGTCTAATACTTCATGGAATACTCCGCCGTAGTGACTGGATTTTACAAATCTTTTATCCGGGTAATGTTTGTTTGTCCATATCCTCAAGTTAACGCCTTCGCCATTGTAGCTCCGACCGTCCCAGCCGCCGAAAGTAATTGTGATTTTTTCGTTTGTCTGTGTAAACGCGCCTATCGTTTTGGGGGTATTGCGGGCGATTTTTTCGGCGATTTTGATGTTTTCGAGTTCGGCTTGAAGGTCTGCCGCCTCTTGGTCTATTTTAGCGATTGTCTCCTCGTAATGTTTAAGGGCGCGGACTTTGCGGGTTTCGATGTACGCTAATTGGTTTTTGATTTCCTCTGTTCTTTTCATTTCGTGAATCCTCCGTTTTCATATGGTTTTGCGGGGATTTTTCCCTTCCGCTGATTACATATTACCATAGGCTGCGGAGTATAGCAAGTCAATTATACGCTATATATTGATACTTATGTGTGTACATTTTTTAACGAAAAAAGAGCTTCGGCGAAGCCCTTTTTATGACGGTTATTTTAATGTTATTTTGAATTCCGTACAGCCTGTTCCAATACTTCCTTGTCGAAATCCGCAGACTCGTATCCTTCCAAAATGGCGTTCAAATAATATTCGCTTGGCGTACCAAGCGGTCTGTTCCCGTTCATGATATACACCATAGCTTCGACTAATTTTTCGCCGTATTGAACCTCGACCGTTTCTTTGCGGTAAAGATGCGGATAACCCTCGTAGCGGTCAAGCGATTGTTCGTCTCGCGGGGTTATCTCCCAAAGCAGCACGGGTACGCTGCCGTCTTTTTTCGGCTCTACGGTTGCCACAGAACCGCCGTCGCCTCCTCTGAATAAAAGCTGATAATCCGGCAGCGTACCGCCGCCGATTACCGTTGCGTATGGGCAGCGGAATTTCATTTGCTCTAAATTGAGGTTGCTGCCGTATGCCACATAAATTTTGTTTTCGCCGTTCATGATTTTTCTTCTCCTTATGTTATATAATTGTATTACCGTTAAACGGTTGTCCGGTAACGCCATGCCGCCGACCCTGAAAGGTGCTTGCAGAGGTGTTCGCGGCAGTTTTTGAACTCCTCTCCGATGAATCCGACTCGGTTCAGGTACGTCCTCATGGCGAATTTTTCATTGTCGGTCTGCGGTTTTCGCGCTGACGCACTCTTTTGTGTCAACGCTTGTTGGTTGAGCGCCAATGCGAGGACTATGTACGACCGTATCTTTCCTGCGTGGAGTTCGCTGTTGAAGCCTCGAAGTTCGACCGTATGGTTGCCGCCGAAAAAGCTGTGCAGGTTCAGAAAATGGTATCGGCTGTCGTGGTAATGCTGATTGCGGCTTCCGTTGTATCCCTCGTACCAAATGTTTTCTATCTGCGACAGGGTTTGCGGTCTGCGTTGGTTCATTCGCTCTACCAAATAACTGTCCATCTTTTTGCAAAACCGCATTCTGTCCGGCTCAATTTGGAGTGCCTTGTAAAAAAGGTCGTTTTTGCTTGCGATGATGTTTATGAAGTTTTTGATGCTTTTCGGAGTGTGGTTCGCGCCGTCGAGGTGTATGTGAATCCCCGAACTGCTGTTGGCGAAACCGCCCGCTTTCCGCAGCCTGCGGATAAGTTCCTGCAGGGTGTCTATGTCATCGCGGTAGGTAAGTATCGGGCTGACCAGTTCAACCTTGTATTCGCTGCCTGCGTCGATTGTCCTGCCGTGGTCTTTCCTTTGGGATTTGACGCTTGCGTCGGACATGATTTTCCAAACCCTGCCGTCCGGAGCGGCGACCTTTTGCGTATCGTAATAATCGTGTGTCGCGCTGACCGTTCCGTTAAGGTAATCGGCAACAACCCTCGCCGCCTGTGTCCTCGTTATCCCTGTGAACTCTACTTCTATGCCAAATCTACTGTTGAACATTTTTCTTTTTCTCCTCGTTTTTTCTTGGTTTTACAGGGGTTTTCTCCCTTTTTCGTTAGTACCATATTGCCATAAAAAAACGGGAATAGCAAGTCAATTATGCGATATATATTGATAACTATGTGTGTACATAAATTGCCGATTATTCAGATTCAGTTGCCGTCTTACGACGCTGTTCCTGCATTGCGGTGTAGGCTTCGTTACTGCCCCAGCTTGAATTTCCCTCAAGGTTGGAAAGCAGGATTTTCCGTGCCGTTTTGTATTCGTCGCCGATAAAGCCCAAACTCAGCAGAAAGCACCGCATTGCGTATTTTGGATTGTCCCCGACATCTTTTTCTTTTGCCGTGATGTGCTTTTTCTCTTTCGCCGTTTTGCAGAGCAGGCTGACAAAAGCGGAATAAGCCTCTACTTCGCCATCTGTACCCGTTAAGGTAAACCATGGGAATAGCAATTTATCGTCGGTCGTATCAATCCGCAGACTATTTGTGCCGAGTGCTTTTTTTATGAGCCGATTTTTACTGGCTACGATTTCTCCGAGATTTTCTATCGATTTATCGTTGAAACCGTCCAATGGAATTTCAATCGTCAGCTTGTTGCTGTCATTGGCGTCGGGGTCGGGAACATCGCCCGCCTGCATTCCGTTCTCTCCGATGGGGTCGCGGCGTTCCTGCCCAAGCCCCAATTCCTCACGTTCGGTCATATGTAAATTCTCAAAAGCAGGGGTTTCCGTCGTTTCGGTCGGTTCATCATATTCTTCGCTGACTGCTGTGAAACTGTGTAGCCCGCAAAGGTCTGCGACCAGTCCGGGGTTGTCCTCCTCTCCCGTGAGCGTACCGTTTTTGTCGATATGGTAACCGCCGACTTCGTAAGCGAATGTCGGTGCGCCGAGGTATTTACTTGGGGTGTTTAATTCTTGGGTAATTGCAGCCACTAATGATTTGCGTTCGCTGCCAGTTACATTGTAATTGATTTTCATGTTTTTCCCTCCGTTTTTGTTTGATTTTGCGTAGGCTTTGTGCCTTCTGCTAATCACATATTGCCATAAAAACATAATAATAGCAAGGCATTTACGCATAATAAATGTACCAAATATCAAGGAAAATAACAGTATAGAGCCGTATATATTAGACAATGGCAACATTAATAATTTATAGTCGGCTAATTCGTTGAATTATTTGAAATATCTTGACTGAAAATATTTTTTATGTTATATTTATGCATATATTGAATGTATTATATAAATGATACTTGATTTACAGATATATAAAAAATGGTGAATTATATGAATAAAAAAAACGATTTAGAGCCTAATAAAACAAAAAAAGTCAGAGTGCGAAATTACATAATTTTTTATATTGTAGTATTGTGTTATTGTATGATTTCGACACTTCCTTTATTGAAGTTACAAACCCAAGTAATATCAAATCCAGATAAATATATTTTTTATGTAATACTTGAAATCTCAATTCTTCTTATTGTATTTCCAGAATTAATACTCCCATTATTATTAAAAATAAAAATAATCAGAGAATTCTTTTACGATGATATGAAAGGCGATAAATTTTATCTTATGATACCGTATATAGTAAAATGTTTTTGTTTTGCTGTATATATGTATTTGGTTATAAGTAATGCTATTAAAGATGTTGATTTGATTAAATCTGAAGCGGAAGGGATATTATTGGGGTTTTCATGTTTAATCGCCATTGATAGATTCATCTCAAACTTTAAAACTTTAATAAAAATTTTCAAAGAGTATATAGATAAATCAAAGAAAGAATTTACGAAAATATTCAATGAATTATTAGAAAAAGAAAACGATAATTACTATGAATATGGACATTGTTTGACAAAAAATCCATATTTATTTATTCCTGACTTAGAATATAACGCCGAATATGAATTGTTAAATTGGCGTCACGCGTTATTATTATTTGAAAAACAAAGTATATTTAAATGTACAGAACATTCTATTTTAAAAGATGGCGATACATTTCCAAATAAACAAGAAATATCTGATTCAATTAATGTATTAGACGATAAAAAAAACGACATTCAAGAACATGATATTCCATGGGGTATGGGAATTAGTGCATTTTCTGATAAAATGAACCTATGGGCTGAATTCCCGGAAAATAAATGGATTTTAGAATTAGCGAAAAGCGACATATCAGATGATGAATTTTTAATTGAAGTTAAATGTATTGGTAAAATAGATTCAAAATAAAACCAAATACTCTATAATTCCGCTTGTTTCACAATCCCGTCAAGGACAAAAATCACGCAGGGCAGCGCGACTCCGTTACCCCACATTTTGTATTCAGCAGAATCGCTGTGTGGGTTTTTCAGCCACTTGATTATCTGATTGCGGCTTTTCGGTTTATTTGAAGTACCTGTTATATTACGATGCGTTTCCCAAATCTCCGACCAGAACGATATATCCTCATCGGTCGGTTCGGATGTTTCAAGTCCCGAACACCAATCGGGTGGGAATCCTTGTAAAAGAGCGCATTCAATCGGAGTGAGCCTACGGACAATATATTGGTTTTTTGATACGACAACAGGCGCATCCTTATAATCCCGGCTCATTAATGTCGGAGATTTTTCTTCGCAGACTTGCGTGTAACTTCCGCACGTCATCGAATAAGCGATGCTGTGTCTGTCAGCTTCGGTTAAGGTAAAACTGACATCATCGCCAATGCCGCTCCCTTGGGGACCGTTTTCCGGCTTTCGACCTATCATAGAGCCCTGCACCGATACTACTGCCATGCCGCCCGCGTTCTTGTTCGGGTCGGGTATTGTTGTATCGAGCGTTCGTGCCGTTTCCGCTTCGTAAATCCCGCTATGCGGATTCGCCGATTTCATGGAATTACTGTTTTTTGAACATATACCATAAACTTTCGGAACAAATACGGTCTGGTCGTTACTTGTAGACAGCGTTGCAGACATATTATCCTGCACCAACGCCCCCTTTCCACCTTTTCCCTGACCACACCTAATTTTTAGAGTTTTCGGCTCGAACACGCATTGAGTTCCTTTGAAATCCGTGCCGGTGAGGGTATTCGCAACATCCTCGCCGACCGTCAGAGCGTATTGCCGTTCATTCATTACGAGCGGTACGTTCCCGCCGCCCATACCCATTCGGGCGTCGAGAGTTTGAACAACGCCGTCCTCATTTATTTTCACGCGGCTATCCTGCGGACGGTTTTCTATCGCTACGGCATGGGAATGCCCGGCTTGAATGGTGTAAGCTGAATCCCCATCTTCACCAACGCCAAGCCCTGTGCCGTCCCCGTCCTTGTGGTTTCGGAGTCCGACTTGCGTGTTTATGGGGATAGCGACCGCCGTCTGATTATCGCCCATATCTGCGCGAAGCGTGGAAGAAATATTTATGCTTCCTTTGCGTCCGAGACGGGCGGTAATGCCGGGTTCAAACACTATCGGCTGATGCCCGTGTTCCTGCGACCGCAGCGTACCAGTTACCTCTTCGGATATATCCATGAATGAACCGCCCTGATCGTTCAGCACATTGACTGCGCTTCCAACGCCAGCCGCAGAATCTCCGGCAGTTGCTTGCCGCGCGAAGCCGCTCTGCGGAGGATTCCTTCGCAGGCGCGACTCGTCAAATAGTATTTCCCCGGCGCGTTCGCCTGTAAAATCGACGACAATGTAACAACGGCGGCGTCTCTGGGCGACTCCCCAAAATTGAGCGTCAAGCGTCCGCCAGCCGACTGAGAAACCGTCTCCCACGACCTCGCCCGCCGTTGACCATTTGCCATTTTCAGGCAGATATACTGACAGGGTTTCGTTTTTGATTTTGATGAGTTCATTGAGTACCTCCAAAAAATCCAAACCATTATTACTCGAATACATACCCGGCACGTTTTCCAAAACGGCGAATGTCGGGTATTTGTTATTTGTAGCAACCCGCATTTCTTTTATGATGCGTATCACCTGAAAAAACAGCCCCGACCTTTCGCCATGGAGTCCGGCGCGATTGCCCGCCACCGATAAATCCTGACAGCAAAAACCCGCCGTGATGATATCCACGGGCGGGACTGTTGCGCCGTCTATTTTATTTATATCGCCGTAATGTTTTACGTTCGACAGCCGTTTTGTCGTGACACGAATCGGGAACGGTTCAACTTCCGAAGCCCAAAGCGGTTCTATACCGCAGAGCAGCCCGCCGAGTGGGAAACCTCCGCTCCCGTCGAAAAGCGAACCAAGCGTTAATTTTTTATCCATCGGCTGCCACCTCCGAATAAGGAATAGTTGCGCCGCCGCGTTCCAAAAAGACGCCGTCAGCGTTTCCGATGGTTTCTATATATCTGTTCACAATAACATCCACAAATTTTTCGTCTAACTCAATAACATAACATATACGCCCAAGCTGCTCGCAACAAATGAGGGTACTTCCCGAACCGCCGAACGGTTCAAGCACGATGCCGTTTGTCTGCGTGGAGTTTGTAATTGGTATTGCCAACAACGGCACGGGTTTCATGGTCGGATGTTTCTCTGAACGCGACGGTTTGTCGCAGTTCCAAATGGTGGACTGCTTTCTGTCGCCGTACCATATATGTTTACCCGACTTTTTCCAACCATACAGGCAAGGTTCGTGACACCATTGATAATCGCTCCGACCGAGCGTGAATGTGTTTTTAACCCATATACACGCACCGGACAACTTGAAACCTGCATCGTCAAATGCTTTTCGGAATGTTAGCCCTTTGCTGTCAGCATGAAAAACATAAGCCGCGCCATCGCTGGCAAGAGCGGATTCCATATTTTTAAACGCAGCGAATAAAAAATCATAAAACTTTTCGTCGGTATTAAATTTGTCATTTTTGATTTTTCCCGCCGTGCCTTGGTAATCTATGCCATACGGCGGATCGGTCACGATAAGATTTGCCTGCTTACCTTGCATAAGTGTACCGTATATATCAGCTTTTGTGCTGTCGCCGCATATAACGCGATGCCGACCGAGCGTCCATATATCTCCAAGTTTTGAAAACATAGGTTTATCGAGTTCCGCGTCGACGTCAAATTCGTCTTCCTGCGCGTCGCCGTTTCCGGCAGCGAATAACTTTTCTATTTCTTTTGTATCAAAACCGGTCAGTTCGACATCAAAGCCGAGGTCTTTTAGGTCTGTAAATTCAAGAGTCAATAATTCGTCGTCCCAACCGGCATTCATGGCGAGCCGATTGTCCGCAAGGATATATGCTTTTTTCTGCGCCTCGGTCAGATGCTCCACGAATACGCACGGGACTTCAGTCAGTCCCTCTGCTTTCGCCGCTATTATACGACCGTGACCCGCAATGATGTTATAGTCTTTATCCACTATGACCGGATTAACAAATCCGAATTCCCGTAATGATGAGCGAAGCTGTAATATTTGTTCTTTGCTGTGAGTCCGGGCATTCCGCACATACGGCACGAGCCGGTCTATATTAACTTTTTCAAATCTCTCTGTTGATTGCATATTCTAAAATCCTCTGTTTTTTAACATTTCGAGAAAAGCATTACTGCCGTTCCCGTTGAAATCAGTTGTTGAATTTTGCGCTACTATCGACCATATCTCGCGGTAGAACGCCGTTGTCTGTTTCATATATTCGAGCGCGGATTTAACATATGGCGATATTTTGCCGCCCTGTACTACGCGACCTAATTTTTTATTCATGTACTCGCATTCGATATAACTTCGCCGTGTGAACGCGAAATCCTCAATAAGCTGTACCGGCACGAACTTCTCACAGCCCGTGCCTATAACCCAATCGAGCGTCTGTTCGTATATCGCCATCGCGGATGGCAAATCGTCGCTGCCTTCCTTACTCGACATTTCGAGAAACGTCGGCAGTTTTGATTTTTGATTATTTTGAATTTTTGAATTTTGATTATTTTCCGGGAACTCCAGAACCTTGGGCTTCCTGTGGCTGACTGTGCCGATTCCTTCTTCTATCCGCGCTGTGAGGGGTTTTCTCGGTCTCCCAGCCCCCGGACGCTTACCGCCGCTCGGCATGACAATCACCTCCAGCCGAAAAATTTTTGATAAAGGGGGAAATTCACGCGAAACGCCGCACCCGCTGTCCTACTGGAAAGTTGTGGAGATGTAATCACCCCTACTTTCTACCGTCCGATATATTATTTGCTCTTGACATTTTCGTCCGATTTGAGTATAATATAAATAGTATCAAACGAAAGGAGTTTTTTATCATGATGCAAATCACAGCAACCGACTTCAAAGCAAATCTCGGCAAATACCTCTCGCTTGCCCGACGCGAAGAAATCCACATTACCAAAAATGGTACGAACATTGCCGTACTAACCGCACCCAAGTCAAAGGAAAGCTGGGTGGATGAACTGATTGGTATCGTTCCATGGGATGGCGAAGATATCGACATCAAACAATTTAAAGCGGAAAGGCTGGCAAAAAAATATGAAAGTCTTGATTGACACAAACATCATACTTGATGTGTTTATGAAACGCGAACCTCATTTTGAATTTTCTGACGAAGTTCTCCGGCTTTGTCCCGGACAATTAACAGGGCATATAACTACAAACCAGACCACCGACATTTTTTTTGTGATGCGGCGGTTTGGTAAAACCAGCGAATTCGTGAAAGAAATCCTTAAAAAGCTGACCGACAATTTAAAAGTGATGGACGTTACCGTTACTGACGTTAAGAACGCGCTTGATTCCAGTATAAATGATTATGAAGACGCGCTGCTTGCTTTCGGGAGTAAACGATATAAACTTGATTATATAATTACCCGTAATTTGGATGATTTTATAGGATCGCCGGTTCCGGCAATATCACCGCAGGCGTTTTTAGAACAGTTTTATTCAGCGTAATTATTTACGATTCCATCGGTCGCCGTTACGCGCGGTAATCTCGGAGTGGCATGGTTTACACAAACTCATCAGGTTATCCGCAGCGTGAGTTCCGCTTTTGGAAAGCGGTTTTATATGATGAATTTCATCGGCGGGGGTCAGTTTACCTGATTCCCCGCATTTTTCGCATAGCGGGTGTGCAGCGATATATCGGTCACGGATACGTTTCCACGTCCTGCCGTACCTTTTATTACTGCCAGAATCACGGTCGTATTTGTTGTATCGTTTGGTCTCCTGTTTGGCATGGGCGTCGCAGTATCGGTTTGCCGTCAGTTCACGGCAGCCGTGGAAAGCGCACGGTTTCTTCGGTTTGTATGGCAAAAAAATCAGCCCCCTATATAAAACGCAAAGCCCCCGGAGCGGACTGCTCCAAAGGCTCTATGGCTGTGTATATATTTTAACAATATTATTGTACCATATATTTTAGCAAACACTCCCTCATAATTCCCTCATCTTTTATCCGTACAGGAGTGTCCGCAGGCGGTTAAGAGCATTTGACCGCAGCCTTTCTACATGACTTTCGCTGTAATTTAGTTCAGCCATGAGACGGTAGGTCGCACCGGACTTCTGATTATTACCCATATAAAATTCTGTCAGTATATACCGTTCGTTATCTGTCATGTTTAACCATGCCGGGTCAAACCACGCCATATATTCGACGGCGGCACGATACCGCTCACGAAGCAAATCCAGTTTATCAAGCTGCTCCGCCAGTTTATCTTCGCCGGCTTTGGGGTTGAGTCCGGACGGAACGCCGGTAAGGTTGGCTGTGCGGGGCGCGGTCATTTTATCGTACGCTTCTTTTATTTCTTCCGAAGTGTTGCTGATGATAAACAGCATATTGCGGTAGTCGCGGATAGCGGCAATTACCGCAGAATTCTTGTTGATATATTTCCAAGCTATCATACGCTCACCGCCTTCTGCGCGGTTTCCAGCCATGACCGTTTTCCGCCGTGATAAGTTTCGGCAATGTACCGCTGGCGCTCATCAGGCAATGAAGCCAGCCTCTTATTGCTCTTCATCCGTCCGGCTTCCAACTCCTCCCTGTTTTTGTAGAAAGGGCAGCTATAACCGCACCCGCTTTCGGTTTTCAGGATTTGACAGCCTTTTTCGGCATTATACGCAAAACAATTTATATACATAAAAGTTCCTCCGTTTCAAGAATTAAGATTTTGTATTATTTCCCTGACTTCCTGAAGCGACGTGACTTTGTAGGCTTTCCCTTTTGCGGCATTGATTTTTTGTATCGTTATTTCCTGTAGCTTTGTGAGTTTGCCTGCGGGCGTTTTTACTTCCAGCGCAACAAACCTGCCATTTATACAACAAATGATATCCGGCAAACCCGCCGTTCCGTACATACCGCCGTGGGTTTTCCACGCGAAACAGCCGGAAACGGTCTTTAAATACCGCAGTATCGCGGTTATTATATCTTTTTCACCCATTTTAAAACATACTCCTTTGACATACCCGACACGATTGACACGGTATTTTTTTGCATATATTTTTATATATTTTCAGTTTTAACGTATATATCTCCTTACCGCTGTGGTTCTACGCAAGAAATACAGAAAACCGTGTCAGCCGTGTCAAAGCATGATATAATGGGGATTTTAGTCTGTCGGAAGTTCGTCAAAATCGTGTCTTTCCGTGTCAGATAACCGCAGACCTTTCCATACCGCCCGCCGTGCAACGCCGTCACGGTCTTTTTCGATGCGCGAGTCGGCTTGTTCCACTTCTTTGTTGAATTTCGTCTGCGATGAGGATTTCAAGCCGTTTCTGCGGCAATAATCGCAGTATCTTTCAAATAGTTCTTCGCGCACTACAGTACCGTTGCCGATTTCACAGCATTCCTCAAGAAACATCAGCGCAGAATTGCTTTCGACTTTGTAACGCCGTAATTCTTCGCCTGTACGCGCAGTTTCGCTGAAGCGGTAATTGTTGGCGGTAAGACGGCGCAGTCCGTCCAGTGCCCATGTGAAAATACCGTCGCGTTCGCAGGAGACACGGTTTTTGAGGCTTGGGTCGCGTTTTTCGGCAGGCACGGATTTATCGAAACGGATAATAATGAGCCTGCGGTAGAAGCCATCGGAGCGGTCGGCATAATTTTTCGGTATTTCGTTACAAGAGAATAATAATCTCGCATACGGCTGAAAGCTGAACGGGTCTTTATTTTTGCGTTCCGCGATGATATAATCCTCGCCCGTTATGGTCTTGAAAAATCCAGCGTCCTCAATGTTTTTTGACGGCAAGTCCGCGAAAATATTAGCCAGTTTGCCGAACAGTTCAGCCGTCTTGAATCGGTCGTTCAGCGACTGCCACGGAATATTGGACACGTTTTCTATACCGAGCAGTACGGTCTGGGCAATAGAGAGCAGAGTGCTTTTCCCTGCGTTTGCCGCGCCTACAAGCACAAACGATTTTTGCGCCTTATTTACTGGTATCAACAAATAACCGAACATCTCCTGTATGAGCGGTATTTCGCTTTCCGGCAATATACCGGATAGAAAATCAAGGAACTGCGGGCATTTTGCGCTTGGGTTATAATTCGCTTGCAGTTGCACCGTTGACAGGTAATTCGAGTCATGCGGACGGAATTCATTTGAATTTAAATCATACAGACCGTTTTTGAGATTGATGATATACGGGTTTGCGTTGATTTCGCGTACATTGCGCTGAGTCAGCATACGCCATTGATTTGCCGCATCGGTTATATCGTTGGATTTCGTATAACGGGAAATCATGAACGAGCGCACTGCCGCCCATGCCTCGATATCGTCCTTTTGAACGTAAACGCCATGCTCATAAAAGTAATGACTTCCTGCGGTATAAATAGCGAAGACGTTGTTTGCCATATGGTCTGCGAGCAGCCCCGCAATGAACTTCACGCCGCCTTTGCCTGTGACTTCATACCACTCCGGCAGTTCGTCAAATTCCGTTTCACGCTTCATTTCCTTGCTGTCTGCGTACTTTTTATACACCTCGCGATGCAGTTTTATTAACGGCAAAATGTCATTTGCCTTAAAATTAAATTGTGTTTTTATATTGTAATTTATAATCGTTTCTGCTATGACCGGCTCGATGTTGTATAAATAATCCTGTATAAAATTTTTGATTATTTTGATTTTTTCAATCGCGGAGGCGGGAATATCAAAAGAATTCAAAATAATCAAAATTTCGTCTGCCGTCATGGGCTTGTAACACAGAGCGGCGGGGGATTTGCAGTCGCAGCCGCCATTATCAAATTTCGGGCATTTATAGCTGTACTCGGATATTTTGGCGCAGGTCATGGGTTTCGTGCCGCTCTCTAAAAAATGCGATATTTTAGACTGTGCTTCATTATAATTATAGTTTGGATAGGGTTTTGACAGCGCATGAATTTCCTTGTCGCCGTCCTCGAACACCGCAAGGTTGCTAATCATCGCGTACCACAAATTTTCGGGGAGTGCGGCGGCGTTATCTTTGCAATATTGAATAAAGTCACACCGTTTGCCGACCAGAGCCAACCCTCGCCGGTTGCCTTTTTCTACAGGGAGCGCACTATTATTCACGTTATCCGGTTCTTCGGCGATTTGCGGCAGCACCGTCTCAAGCTCCGCCATAGTATAACGGAGTTCAGGAGAGAACTTCACGCACTCCACCATGACCGGTTCGTTTTTGCAGTGATTAAAGCCCGGCAAACGAAGTACACGGCTCTCGTTGACGCACGAAGCGTCGCCGTTAAATTGAGCGATTAATTTTTTTTGTAATCTTCGGAAATCCGAAACCGGCGCATCCTTAACGAGCCAGTAAGCGTGAACCGACTTCGCTGTCTTTACCATCAGCGACGGCGGTAGCGAAAATTCTTCCAACTGCCGTATTTGCTCGTCAATAGAAAGGCTGTCATTTTCCACGAACACGGCGTTGATACGGGTAATCTCCGCGTCGCTGTCGCCGCCGTAGTTGACCACGAAAAATATACCGCGATTCTGCGCGTTGTGTTTGCGGAGGGTGTCGGTCAGCGTACCGATTTTACCCGCCTCGCAGCATAATTTTGCGCCTTTGAACGTTCCCGTCTTGCGGTCGTCGAACACGCGGATATGCACATCCTCGGCGGGATCAAAGAACGGACGCAAAAATTCTTCAAGAGGTATATCCAATATTATCACCCGACCTTTCCTGACAATTTTCATTAAAATATCGTATATGTATACCGCGTTTCCGCGCCTTTGCGATTTCCAACTTCATGCCGCAAGACGGCGGGTCGCCAAATACCCACATATCGTCGCACTTGCCCATCATCACCAGTCCGAAAAATATGCCGAGGCTGCGCTGTTCTTTGTCGCCGTCGTCCATAAACTGCGGGAATAGGAGATGGGGCGCGAATGGTATCATACCCTGTTCCATGGCAAACTTTGAGTACCGCCGGGCGTTTGCGATATTATTCTCAATGTCCCCCGCAAGCGGGGAGCAGATAAATACCAGCGGTCGGTACGGTTTCTTTTTGGCTTCGCGCTCGACTGCCAGCAGCGCCTCATAAGCGGTCGGGTCGTAATAGCCCTCGCTGTTAAATTTACATATATCCATTATATTAGTTCCTCCATTTTTCCGTAACTTTTACCTACGCCCGCTTCGGCGGCTATCGGAATATCAAACCCTGTAACCGGCGGCGGTATCTCCATTATGCTTTTAATCAACAGAACGGTTTCCCCGGCTTTACCGTCCGGACACTCGAATACAAGGCTGTCATGCACGGTAAACACAGGGCGGACGTCGGGCGGCAATACCGCAATCAGCCGAACCATTGACAATTTCAATAAATCCGCCGCCAATCCCTGTACTCCGTGATTGAGCGCGGCGCGTTCGGCACTGCCCTGTTTCAAAAAATTATCGGAGCGGATATCCGGCAGGTATCTCCGCCGCCCAAGAACGGTTTCGGCATATCTGTGTTCGCGGCATTCGGCGATAGCATCTTTTTGCCATTCCGTTAATGTGGGATAGGACGCGGCAAGGTTGCCGAGAAACGCCTTGCACTCGTCAATATCTGCGTTTATACCGGCGTCCAATTTTAAATTACGTTGCAGCGATTTAGCGTAAATACCGTACAGAAACCCGAAGAACGTGGTCTTGGCGACGGTACGGCGGCGCTTGTAATCGGGGTTTTTCCTGTCCGCCGCTTCCGCGAACGGAATTTTGAACACGGCGGCGGTGGTCATGGCGTGAAGGTCGTCTCCTGAACTGTAAACATTCAAAAGCCGTTCGTCGCGTGAAAGGTATGCCGCAAGCCGCGCCTCTATCTGGCTGTAGTCGAATTCGACGAGGCTGTTCCCTTCAGACGCGATGATGAAGTCGCGGACGTTGATTCCGTCAATGCTGCCGGATTTTTGGTTCTGTATATTCGGCTGACGGCAGGAGAACCGTCCGCTGTCCGCTCCAAGCTGTAATAATTGCGGATGAATGCGCCCGGTAGAATCGTTTATGTGTTTCAAATAACCCTCGATATATGTGCCGTACACTTTTCCGAGCGTCCGGTAATCAATAACAAGCTCCATCAGCTTTTCCAATTCGGGACGGTTGCCGCGGCACCATTCTTTAAGGAAAACGAAACACTCTTCATCTGCCGCTTCCTGATATTTCGCCGTCGTTTTCAATACAGGCAAACCGAGTTCTTTATACAAATAATTTTTGAACGCGCTTGTACTGGCATTCGCTCCGATATTTATATCCCCTATAATAAAGGCTATTTCTTCACGCAATTCTGCGAGCCGTTTTTCGCACTCGGCGGCTTTCCGTTTCATAAGTTCGCTGTCCACTTGTATGCCGTTATACTTCATCAGTCCGACATACACGGCTGCGGGCGATTCGATTTGCTCTGTAATATAGCGGTGTTTCGGCAGGAAACGGTCAAACCAGTTATTAAAAAGATGATACAGCCGCAGGGTATAATCGGCGTCGGCACAGGCGTAGCAGATTGTTCCTGTGTCCTGCGGGTCAAGTTCGTCAAACAACCGCCCGTCCACTACCTCGCCGAAAGTAGGAAGCGTCGCGTTCAAAAGTTCTGGCGCAAGGGTTTTCAAGCCGCTGTCGGCAAGGGCGCGAAATACCGTATGGCTTTTTAACGATAACTGCGCCGCGCAAATTGTGTCATATACCGGCTCTTTAATCACAATGCCGTTTTTATACAAAAACATAGATTCAAACGCCAGATTATGCGCCACTTTTATAATATTAACATCGACGGCGAATTCAGCGAGAAACGCCATAATTTCGGTTTTATCAGCGTTTTCGCCGATTTGATGGGCGATAGGGACATATATCCCGCTTTCTTCGGAAACCGAAAAACTGACCCCGGCTATATGAGATTTATGCGGATCGAGCGCCGCTTTTTCTTCGTGCCGGTACGGTTCGCCGGGAGCGGTCTCGAAGTCGAACGCGATGATTTTTGCGCCGGAGAGGTACTCGCGTACCCCTCCGATATCGGTTACCAGCCTATACATTTCGGTTACCTCCGACCAGCGGCTCGATGACTTCGCCTGTTTCATGGTCGACATAAATACCGGTGTCCTCATCGGAAACAATATCCGTTTCAAATCCGATTCTCGCCGCGTAACTCTTGACCTGACCGCTCATCGGCTCGACCAGCGTGTATTCTTCGGGTGTGAGCAGTCTGTCCGCCGCGAAATTCGCCTGCGAATAAGCGATGCCGGTATTGTTGATTACTTTCTTCAGGGAAAACCGCGTGACGATGGAATTCGTCTTGCGTCCTTTGGAAAGCTGCGCTTTAAGATATTTTGTAAACGGTTTAAGGCTGCCCGTCGGAAGCGAGAGCAGGAGGGGGAAAACCTCGCCTTCGCGCAGGATATATATGCGCCGTTTATTTTTACAGGCTTTCGCGCCGTTTTCGCCGCTTCCGAACTGATTAAACGGACAGGCTTTGCAGTTGCCGCCGGGGTCGCCTTCGCCGGTAACGCCGTCGAAGCTGCCGCAGTCCGGCGGGTTGGATCCGCCTGTGTATTTGGTTTTGTAATATGCGTTCAAAGTATGATGGAACAGAATAACCCCTGAAAATTCCCTGACCGTTTCGGCGGCGTCGCCCTCCGACGGCAGTTCAAACATCGTCGCGCCGCCCGATGGAATCTTTATACGCTCGAAACCGATATCCAATCCGTCAAGTTCGTCGCTGACCATTTGCGAAAAATCTATGTTTGCGAGGGTGTTGAAACCATTGTTCTGCGCTGTGAGCGCGGTATTTTCTTTTTTTGCCATATTGCAGTATCCTCCGTATTATTTTGATTTTTTTGTTGTTGATTTCATTGTGATTCCAACGTCGTCGTAGCTTTTGACAAGCCCCGACAGCCAGCCGGGAACGCGGGGTTCGCCGTTCTCGTCCGCCGTTTCGCCGACTTGTTCGCGGATAAAAGAACCGAGTGTCTGCGTGTTCACCGTAAACAGATAGTCGTATCCGTTTTCTTTGAGTACGGCGTATAACTCGTCTTTACGCTCTGTTTCGGCTGACCAGCGCGTGGTAGCGGTAAGAATGAACTGCTTGTCGCCGCGAGTGAAATTGGAGCATTCGGCTGCCGCCATCGCTTCCGAAAGGTTGTATTCAGCCGAGTCGATTTCGGTATTGATATCTTTGAGAATTGCCGTTTGTGCGTCTCTTTCCTCGCGCAGTTCGCGGAGGTTGTCCGCGAGGATAAATAATTCTTCCATAAAATAAATGACTCCTTTCATTGGAATGGGTTCAGACCTTGCCGGTAATCATCTATCAGCGTTTTCGCCAAGTCTGCCTTATTTTGTAACACTTTGAGTATCTTTTCGTCGACTGTGCCTTTGGCTGTCAGGTAAATATATGCGCAGTTTTCTTTCTGACCGACGCGGTGGATACGCGCTTTTGCCTGCTCAAAATTACTCATGTTGTAATCCATCGAATAGAAAACCATCGTGCCGGCGGCGGTGAGCGTGATGCCGAGTCCCGCCGTGGCAATCTGCCCGACAAAAACCTGTATATCCGGATTGTTCTGGAACGCCGAAACCTGTTCGTCGCGGTCTTTAACGCCGCCCATGATGCGGGAATAACCGATGCCGCGTTTTTCCAGCAGTTTGCAGATAGCCATAATCTCCGGCACAAAACGGGCGATGATAACCAGTTTTTTGCCTTCCTGCATAACTTCTTCAATAATATCCTCCAGAGCGTTTTGTTTCGCCGTGCTGATACGAACCGGTGTGTTTCCTTCGTCGTCTCCGATGAATCCGCCCGTAAGCTGCGACAACCGGAGCAGGCGCGTCAAAACATTTGTTACCGTCACTTCGCCTTTAGAAAGTTCAGCATAACTGTCCTTCACCAAATTGCGGTACACTTTTGCGGCAGCCGGTTCAAGTTCCGCGTACCGTATGATATCCGTTGTTTCTGGCAGGTCGAGGCACTCTGCTTTTGTCGCCCGGAACGCGATGCTGTGGAGTCGCTTCATTAATTCCTGTTCCATAGATTGTTTCAATACCGGCGTATGATTCCCGTAACCGACCATGTCGAAATAACGATTCCTGAATGAATAAAAGCTGTTGCCGAATATCGCCGGATTCAGGAATTTATACTGGCTGAACACATCGATGGCTTTATTGGTGATAACGGTGCCGGTGAGCAGCAGACGGTACGTTGCTCTCGCGCCGATACGGTGCATGGCTTTTGACGCGGAGATATTGTAGGTTTTTATTTTATGTCCTTCATCGGCGATTACAAGATCAGGATTCCATGCGAGAATATCATTTTCTAACCGCCATGCCGATTCGTAATTTACCACGGCTACCTGCAAGGGAGTTCCGTCCATATGTCGAAGAGTATCAGATTTTTTTGCGCCAACGCCGGATAAAACGGCAAGGGTATAATCAAAGTCCGCGAACTTAGCGAATTCCTCTTCCCACACGCCAAGGATGGAGAGCGGAGCGACGACAAGGATACGCCGGATTTTCTCTGATAGATACAACGCTCCCGCTACGGCGATACTCGTGATGGTTTTTCCCGTTCCTATGGCTACATCTCCATTAAGAGAGCCACGCCTTGGCTCTTAATGGAGGATTGGGCGTCACCACCTTCCGATAAACCGAACAATCTGCAGGCGAGTTCAAACGCCTCGCGCTGGTGTTTATACGGCGTCGCCTTAACCGGCATCGGTGGGTATTGCCGTTGGTTCGGCGTTTTCGTCACCGTCGTCACCCCTTTCCGGTACTTCGCGTATTTCCACGGTTTCTACCGTCCTGCCCGGCGTTAGGATTAACACTCCGACTTTTTCTCCGAACAGGAATTTTAATAGTTTGCTTCGTATCGTGCGCGAGCCGCTCTTTATAATTTCAGAAGTTTCGTTATTCGGGCGGCTCACGCTGATACAAATTTTGTGCTTGAGGCTCATTTTTTTCGCTCCTTTCCGAGGGCTTGTATATCTCCCTCTACGTTACCCCGAAAAAACAAGCCGAATCGAACCCTCTATTTTAGAAATTCTTCAAATTTCTTTTGGATTTTTGCGAGACGGTTTCTGACAGCCGCTTCCGAAACGCCTTCTTCGTCGGCTATACTCACGTTCGTGCGTTTAAGCAGTTTCTTTAAAATTAGGTCGCGCTGTTGCGGTTGCAGGCTGTCCCAAGCGGCTTTGATTGCGCCAGACCGCTCGGCGGTTTCCAACGCTTCAAAAAACTGCGTTTCGGGGTCGGCGGCATAATCGGCTAAATCAGGTTGCTTTTCGTCGGAAAAATCTTCACCGTCGTCATTTATTTGCTCATAGTGAAATACCCCGTAATAACTGTCTTTTTTTGCGGCGTTCTGTTCGTCGTCGTCCGCTCTGTGGAGAGCGTTGATATACGCTTCGGTTACGCCGTTTTCGCCCGGACGCAGTTCCGCGATTTTCCTCCCGTAAGCGTCGCGGTAAATGTAGGTGGGGCGGTTGTTTTTCGGTGTTCTGAATTTTGGCATTGTTTGACTCCTTTGAATTTCAAATTTTTGAAATCCGCCGAAGCCGCAAAAAAATCCGCAAAAACAAAAAAAGACGGCAGGTGAAACTCCCTTATACCGGGAGTTCCGCTCTGCCGTCTCGCGTTCTGGCGGATTTCTGTATGATGGTTATGTTGCCGGGTTAATGCGTTCATGGGTAATTTTCAATGTTCCGTCAGAGTTTGCTTTAATCCTTGTTATACAGTCTTTTTTCCGTATTTCGATTATTTTAGAGTCGGTACTGATATCGCAGACGCGTTTATGGTCAAGATTTTCAATTTTCCTAATTTTTTTCACCTTTTTCCTCATTGTATTTTCTTTAACTCTAAGTATACTGATTACTGTCCGTTAAATCGTCTCTTTCCGTGAAATACAAAAAAACCGCGATAATGCGGGTTTATACGTTGTCTCAGGAATTGAGATAAAACATAATCGTGTAATTGCGCGGGTTTGGTGATAATTTTTAGTCTCACGGTGTGAGACTAAATTTTAAAATTATGCAAAAAAAAATAAGAGTACCGTATTTTTTTGGTACTCTTATATATGATTAAGTATCTTATTTAGATAAATCTTCTCCCAAAGGTTTAACGCCTTTAATATCAAGGTTGGAAAGGAATTCATTCCGCACATCTATGGACTTACCGGGAAATTGTGTTATTGCCAGCATGTATGCGTTATGCGCCATTCCTCCGTTGAAAGATAACCCCGCTTTTCCGAGCAACTCTTGTGTTAGAAAAATATCCAAATCCAATCCCGCGCAAAAAGCAAGGATTGTGTCGAATGATTGTTTGTCTTTCTCGCTTTGAAGCCTATAAAATGTGGCTTTTGACAGTTTTGTACGCTCTTGAAAACGCATCTCATTTATATTTTTCGCCTCAATGATTTGTCTCACGCGCTGAGAAAAAGTGATATTCAATTTCTCCCGCTCCGGCGCTTTTACCTGATAATCTGCCGCAAGTTCCCGCGCGAATTCAAATGCCGCCTCGTTGTCATTGCTGTTATATTTCTGAAAGGTCTCATATGTTTTGCCGCGATATAATATATCGCTGAACAGTCGGTTGCTTTCCTTAATATTTATACGTACATTGGAAAACTTAATGGTGCATTTTTCAAGATTCGCCCATGCGAAGTCTGTTAAGTGAGGGATTCCGTCTTCATCAACTGAGACACATTTTTCATGGTTAATTACAAAATGCCTGTCTGCATATGCAAACATACCCATACTGACCAGCATATGTAATTCGGGGCTTTCGCATATTTCGTAAAATGCTTTATATTCGTCTATCTCATGTGTGTACGCTTGATAATCATATTCGTGGAGTTGGATATTTTCCACGGCTTTATATCCTAACTCTTTCAACCGGTATTTTGCCGTCAGTCGGGATGTGCCATAAAATGTAGCGAGTTCATCAATCAACACAACGAAAAATTCGGTTTTATCTATCAAAAGTTCATAAGAAAAATTTTCTTTTAATTCTTTAATTTTCGCCGCAACTGTTTCTTTCGGCATGAGAATCCGCGCGCCGATACCGTTTGCATGCCACTCCAGCCATTCTTCATCCGACCATGTGCTGTCGCTGTTCCAATGAATATAGGTAGGTTTTGGGCATCGGTGCGCATTGTAATAATTACGGTGAAGAAGCCTCTTTATATCGGCGAAAAGCCTGTGTTTTTCCCAATGCACTACTTCGTGGGTAATTGTAAAATCTTCGCATCCCAAAGAGCGTTCCCAAAAAACTTCCGGGTCAATGAGAACCGTTCCGCGAGTCACATCCAATTCACGGGATTTGCCGGATTCCAGATCATATACGCGGGTTTTCGTGTCAGAGAATGAGATTTGTCCGAAATAGCTGAAATCCTCGCTCAAAATATATCCGAATTTGAGTTCCAGCCCCATTTCGGCGGCAATCTCACGAATCGGCACTTTTGTTGGCTCCAATAGTGCTTTCGGGCAATACTTGCGGAGAAATGCGCGGGCTTCGTCGTCCATTTGTGCTTTAGAAATTACGGGGACAAAATTATCTGTGACATTACTTTTAAGTGTTGGAATTTTCTCGTAAATCTTAACATTTGAGACTTCAAATAATTTTAATGTATCGTCTACTTCGGCGGCGCAACGCATCATAAACCATTGTGATTTACTCTGAAGTTCGCGATATAAATCCGTATAGGCTATATCTGCCTCAATCACTGCGTCATATGTAAAGCAGCAGCCGTCGACTTGTAGATTACGGGTAAATTTTATATCTATATCATCAAGAATGATATCGTTGCCGTCAATTTCAAGTTTGTCCGAGGAATCTTTAATCCACTCTTTGAGTGCTGCCCAAATATTATTATATCCGCATTTATCCGTAAACCGTTCCAGTTCATTTTTTCCTTTTAACGCCATCTAAAATACACTCCGTTGTTCAAAAATATTTTTGTTCCGGTTTATTATATCATATGGACGTTATTTTTTCAACATTTTTGTGGGTTCTTTTACAGAGTTTTCAACAATATATTTGTAAATTTAATCTAATGCCTGTAAAAAATTTTTTAATATCTGCTCGGCATATTTTCTTTTGTGTTCAGGGCATGCTGATAACATTTTGTAGATTGGATTATTTTCTTTATCCGATGTAACTCCATATAATATGTAATCAGCCGATAATTTTAATTTATCGCATATCAAATTTAATGTTTGCAATGACATACCTTTAACACCCAACTCAATATCAGAACAAAATTTGGGAGTTTTATCTATCAACTCAGAAAACTGTTCCCGCGTGTACCCTAAAAATTCACGTTGACTGCGTATCCGTTGCCCTATAATTTTAAAATCTAAATCCATAATCACACCCCTTTGATTATATTTTAAATCTAAAAACTATTTTGTTAAATTAATTTATAGGGTAAATATATATGAACTAACAGGGTATATTGAATTTAACAATTAGGGTAATTTTTTTTGAAAAAAGTATTGCATTTCTTCAAAATATAATGTATAATTATAATGTTTAAAATATTATAAAAATGTAAACTATTTTATTGAAAGGTTAAATATTGTAAGTATGAAAAAGAAATTGTTAAGTTTATTGTTGATTTTGGCGATGTTAATTACTTATTTACCAGTTGGATTAATAGTAATGGCTGCAGATACTTCCGATTTTACAATCCGTATATTAAACGGAACATACTGTGCAGTGACAGGTTATACTGGGAGCGACACAGCCATCGTGATTCCAAGCGAAGTCAATGGGTACATAGTGCAGACAATTGACAATGGAGCTTTCCAAAGCAAAACCACTCTGACAAGCGTGGTTTTGCCGAATACGCTTGAAACGATGGGTAGCAACGTGTTTTCTGGTTGTTCGAATCTGTCATACATAGGGTTCAACGACGGATTGGTGAGCATCGGCAGCAATGCGTTCGCTGATTGTAGGGCGTTGGAAACGGTACAAATGTCGAACACAATAAAAACGATAGGAAGCAATGCATTTTCCGGTTGCACGAATTTAGAAAATATGGTTTTTTCAACCACACTTACAACGATAGAGAGTTACGCATTCAGTGGTTGTACAGGATTGGTGAGTTTGACATTGCCTGACAGCGTGACAATGATGGGATATTACGTGTTCGATAGTTGCTCAAACCTGACGAGTATTAATTACCCTCGCAACTTGGCGAGCGTTGCCAATACATATGTAAGTAGTTCGATTGGATATGTGTCGCGGCTGTTTTACGGCTGCACGAATCTGACGAACATCGTCGTGCCAGAAGATGTGACGGCGATACCGGCGTACACATTCAGCGGTAGTACGAACTTGCAAATAATAGTTCTACCCAGCACCCTCAATTCCATCGGCAACAACGCTTTCGCTAATTGCACGGGGCTGAGTAACGTGAATTTCGTGGACAGTCTGAGGACGATAGGCAACAGTGCATTCAACGGCTGTACCAGTTTGCGTGAGGTGACCTTAAACGAAGGGCTTACATCGGTCGGTAACAGCGCGTTCAATGGCTGTACTGGCATGACTAAGGTGAGCCTACCGAGTACACTGATGACAGTAAGCGACAGCACATTTAATGGTTGCACAGGGTTGACAACAGTGAGCCTGCCGAGTATGTTGACTACGGTGGGCAACTACGCATTCAGTGGTTGTACGAGTCTGGTGAGCCTGACGTTACCTGACAGCGTGACGACGATGGGATATTACGTGTTCGACGGTTGCTCGAACCTTACGAGCATTAATTATCCTCGTAGCCTAACGAGCGTCGCCAACACATACGTGAGTAGTTCGATCGGCTACGTGTCGCGATTGTTCTACGGTTGTACGAAACTAACAAACATAGTCGTGCCAGAAGAAGTGACAACGATACCGGCGTACACATTCAGTGGTAGTACAAACTTGCAAACGGTGGTTCTCTCCAGTACCATTTCTACCATCGGCAACAACGCTTTCGCCAATTGCACGGGGTTGAGTAACGTGAATTTCGTGGACAGTCTGAGGACGATAGGAAGTAATGTGTTCAATGGTTGTACGAGCCTGCGTGAAGTGACTTTGAACGAAGGGCTTGCATCGGTCGGTAACGGTGCATTCAATGGCTGCACTGGCATGACTAAGGTGAGCCTACCAAATACGCTGACAACGATAAGCGACAACACATTCAGCGGATGCACAGGACTGACGATAGTGAGTTTGCCAAACGTCCTGCTGACAATAGGCAATTATGCGTTTAGCGGTTGTACGGGGGTGGTAAGCCTGACGTTACCTGACAGCGTGACGACGATGGGATATTACGTGTTTGACGGCTGCTCGAACCTTACGAGCATCAACTATCCCCGTAGCCTGACGAATGTAGCCAATACATACGTGAGCAGCTCAGTCGGTTATGCGTCGCGGCTGTTTTACGGCTGTACGAAGCTGACGAGTATCACGGTATCAGAAGACGTGACGGCGATACCAGCGTACACGTTCAGTGGAAGTACAAATCTGCAAACGGTGATTCTACCGAGTACCCTCGTTACCATCGGCAATAACGCTTTTGCCAACTGCACGGGGTTGGAAAAAGTATGGATTGACCGAAATGCCGCAACTATCGGCAACAATGTGTTCCTAAATTGTTCACAGCTTACGATACATGGTATTTCAGATACATACGTTGAAACATATGCAAATATAAATAGTATTCCGTTTTCCACAGAGCCGTTAGTATATGAGGGTGTCACAATATCAGGGAAAGTGATAGACACTAATAACAACGAAATCAGCGGCGTATCAGTATCTCTTTACGATATATTGAATGGAAAGATACTCGGTACATATTATACCGATTCTACTGGTACTTGGGCTTGCCTGAATGCGCGGGTTGGCTACGCTTATCAAGTTAGATTCCATCACCCGCTTTACAAAATTAACATTGATACAATAAGTTGCGTCGCCTCTTCTGATGGTAATATATTGCCGGATATTTTAGCAGAACTAATCGCTGGAGGAGCGGTAACATCGCCATCATCATTCACAACCCGTATCATTAATGGGACATACTGTGCTATAACTGGTTACACGGGGAGCGACATAGTGATTGTGATACCAAACGCGATCAACGGTTATATAGTGCAGACAATCGACAACAACGCATTCCAAAATAAAACAACCCTGACAAGCGTAGTCTTACCAAATACATTAGAAACAATAGGAAGCAATGTATTTTCCGGTTGTACAAACTTGTCATATATCGGATTCAACGACGGACTTGAAACGATTGGCAACAATGCGTTCACTAATTGTAGGTCGTTGACGATGGTACAATTATCGAATACAGTAAAAACAATAGGAAGCAATATATTTAGCGGCTGCACAGGGTTAACAACGGTAAGCCTGCCGAATACACTTACAACAATAGATAGTTACGCATTCAGCGGGTGTACAGAACTGGTAAGCCTGACACTACCCGATAGCGTGACAACAATGGGATATTATGTGTTCGATGGCTGCTCGAACCTGACGAATGTCAATTACCCTCGTAACCTGACGAGTGTAGCCAATACATATGTGAGCAGTTCAATCGGCTATGTATCTCGGTTATTCTACGGCTGTCCGAAATTGACAAGTATCATCGTACCAGAGGGAGTGACGGCGATACCGGCTTACACGTTCAGTGGTAGCGCAAACCTTCAGGCGGTGATTCTGCCCAGCACGCTCGACAGTATCGGCAACAACGCCTTCGCCAATTGCACGGGGCTGAGTAACGTGAATTTCGTGGACAGTCTGAGGACGATAGGCAACAGTGCATTCAACGGCTGTACCAGTTTGCGTGAAGTGACTTTGAACGAGGGACTTACATCGTTGGGTAATAGTGCTTTCAATGGCTGTACTGGAATGACGATGATGAATTTGCCGAATACGCTGATGACAATAAGCGACAATACATTCAGTGGCTGCATAAGATTGACGACAGTAAGCCTGCCGAGTATGATAACAACTATAGGCAATTACGCATTCAGTGGTTGCATGGAATTGGTGAGTCTGACGTTACCTGACAGCGTGACGACGATGGGATATTACGTGTTCGACGGCTGTTCAAACCTGACGAGCATTAATTATCCTCGCAGTCTGACGAGCGTCACTAACACATACGTGAGTAGTTCGATCGGCTACGTGTCGCGGTTATTCTACGGCTGTCCGAAATTGACAAGTATCGTCGTACCAGAGGGAGTGACGGCGATACCAGCATACGCATTCAGTGGCAGTACAAGCCTGCAAACGGTGGTTTTGCCAAACACTCTCGAAAGTATAGGCAACAACGCCTTCGCCAATTGCACGGGATTGGGTAATATAAATTTCGTGGACAATTTGAAAACGATAGGTAATAGTGCATTCAACGGCTGTACGAGCCTGCGCGAAGTGACCTTGAACGAGGGATTAACATCGGTGGGAAACAGCGCGTTCAGCGGCTGTACGGGCATGACTAAGGTGAGTTTGCCGAATACGCTAATGGCACTAAGCGATAGCGCATTCAGTGGGTGTACGGGACTGACGACAGTAAGCCTGCCGAATATATTGACGACGATGGGTAACTACGCATTCAGCGGTTGTACGGGGTTGGTGAGTCTGATGTTGCCAGACAGCGTGACGACGATGGGATATTACGTGTTCGACGGCTGTTCAAACCTGACGAGCATCAATTACCCTCGTAGCTTAACGAGCGTAGCCAACACATATGTTAGCAGCTCAATCGGTTATGCGTCGCGATTGTTCTACGGTTGTACGAAATTGACAAATATTGTCGTGCCAGAGGGCGTGACAGCTATACCAATGTACACATTTAGTGGAAGTACAAACATCCAAACGGTGATTCTGCCCAGCACGCTCGACAGTATCGGCAACAACGCCTTTGCCAATTGCACGGGGTTGGAGAAAGTATGGATTGACCGAAATGCCGCAACTATCGGCAACAATGTGTTCCTAAATTGCTCAAGGCTTACGATACATGGTATTTCAGATACATATGCTGAAACATACGCGAATACAAACAGCATTCCATTTTCCACAGAATCATTGGTTTATGAAGGTGTCACAGTATCAGGAAAAGTTGTAGATACCAATAATAATGGGGTTAGTGGAGCTTCTGTGTCATTGTATGATACATTAAGTGGAAAAATACTCGGAACATATTACACAAACTCTTCTGGTGAATGGGTATGTACAAATGCGCGGGTTGGCTACGCTTATCAAGTTAGATTCCATCACCCGCTTTACAAAATCAACATTGATACAATAAATTGCGTCGCTTCTTCCAACGGAAATGTTCTTCCCGATGTTGTGGTAGAATTGGTCGTTGATGGAACGGTAACGCTGACTTCATCATTTACAACCCGTATCATCAATGGGACATATTGTGCGATTACGGGGTACACAGGGAGCGACACGGTTATAATAATACCGAAGGAAATCAACGGATATATAGTACAATCAATCGACAACAACGCATTCCAAAACAAAACAACTCTGACAAGCGTCGTCTTGCCGAGTACGTTAGAAATAATGGGAAGCAATGTTTTTTCTGGCTGTACGAACTTGTCATATATCGGGTTTAACGACGGATTGGAAACGATTGGCAACAATGCGTTCACTAATTGTAGATCGTTGACAATCGTACAATTGCCGAATACAGTAAAAACAATAGGGAGCAGCATCTTTAGCGGCTGCACAGGGTTGACAACGGTGAGCCTACCGAATACGCTGACAACGATAGAAAGTTATGCATTCAGCGGTTGTACGGGTTTGGTGAGTCTGACGTTGCCGGACAGCGTGACAACGATGGGATATTACGTGTTCGACGGCTGTTCAAACCTGACGAGCATCAACTACCCCCGTAGCTTAACGAGTGTCGCCAATACATATGTGAGCAGTTCAATCGGCTATGTGTCGCGCCTGTTCTATGGCTGTACGAAACTGACGAGCATCACGATACCAGAGGGTGTGACAACAACACCGGCGTACACATTCAGCGGCAGCACGAACCTACAAACGATAGTTTTGCCCAGTACCCTCGCTACCATCGGCAACAACGCCTTTAATGGTTGTACGAGCTTGCGTGAATTGTTCTTGAACGAAGGGCTGACATCAGTCGGTAACAATGTGTTCAATGGCTGTACAGAAATGACGACAGTGAGTCTGCCAAGTACATTGACAACATTAAACGATAGTATGTTCAATGGTTGTATAAGCCTACGTGAAGTGATCATGAATGAAGGATTAACTACTATAGGAAACTACGCATTCAGTGGGTGTACAGGTGTGGTGAGTCTGACGTTGCCAGACAGCGTGACGACGATGGGATATTACGTGTTCGACGGCTGTTCAAACCTGACGAGCATCAACTATCCTCGTAGTCTGACAAGTGTAGCCAACACCTATGTGAGCAGTTCGATCGGCTACGTGTCTCGGCTATTTTACGGCTGTACGAATCTGACGAGCATTACTGTTCCGGAGGATGTGACGGCGATACCAGCATATACATTCAGCGGCAACACGAGCCTTCAGACGGTGGTTTTGCCAAACACTCTCGAAAGTATCGGTAACAACGCTTTCGCTAATTGCACGGGGTTGAGCAACATAAATTTCGTTAACAGTCTGAGAACGATAGGTAATAGTACATTCAACGGCTGTACAAGTCTGAGCGAAGTGACCTTGAACGAGGGATTGACAATAGTGGGAAACAGCGCGTTCAGCGGCTGTACGGGCATGACGACGGTGAGCCTGCCGAATACGCTGACAACGATAAACGACAGCACATTCAACGGGTGCATAAGATTGGCTGCAGTAAATCTGCCGAATGCTCTGTCTACGGTAAATAACTATGCATTCAGTGGGTGTACAGGACTGGTGAGCCTGACGTTGCCAGACAGCGTGACGACGATGGGATATTATGTGTTCGATGGTTGCTCGAACCTGACGAGCATTAATTATCCTCGTAGTCTGACGAACGTCGCCAACACTTACGTGAGCAGTTCGATCGGCTACGTGTCGCGATTGTTCTATGGTTGTACGAAGCTGACAAGTATCACGGTTCCAGAGGGTGTAACTGCTATACCAGCATACACGTTTAGTGGTAGTACGAACCTGCAGACGGTAGTGCTACCCAGTACACTCGCTATCATCGGTAATAATGCTTTTGCCAACTGCACGGGGCTTATGGAAATTAATTTGGTTGAAGGATTAAAAACAATAAGTCAATCTACATTTATGGGATGTTCAAGTCTGAGTGTCTTAGAATTTCCTGAATCTATGGAATCTATTGGCAACTCGGCTTATTCTGGTTGTAGCGGTTTAAGGCTAATTATATTTAATGAAGGATTGAAAACCATAGGTAGTAATGCGTTTGATGGTTGTGCAGGGTTAACAAGTATTGTATTGAATGATGGATTAACAACACTTTCCTCATATTCGTTTGCGTCATGTATAAACTTGACTTCAATATTAATACCAAATAGTGTCACATCTATTGCGGCAAATAGTTTTAATAACTGCCCGAAATTAAAAATATATTGTTATTCCGGTTCAGCGGCTCACTACGCGGCAGAAAATAATGGTTATCCGTATTTCCTGCTTGATGCTCACGATCACGAATTTTTCACGACGATAGAAACATCTCCAACGTGTACTCGCGGCGGATCTGCAATTAATACTTGTTCAATCTGCGGATATAATTATATAGAAGTTTTAGAGCCTCTTGGACATACGCCGGGCGATTGGATAATAGTTAAAGAAGCGACATGCATAGAAGATGGTTTAAAGAAAAATTATTGTATTATAGATAATGTTGAACTTGAATCTGAAATAATTCCAGCAACGGGACATACATTCGGTGAATGGTCAACCGAAAAAGAAGCAACGGTACTTGCAAATGGATTAAAAAGCAGGGAATGCGAAATTTGCGGAGAAAAAGAAACTGAAAATTTACCGCAGATATTTATTGATATAAGTCAAACAAATGAATATGGTTTAGCTAATTTCACAGTTGTAAATGCAACAACCCTTGAACCTATCAGTGGAGCATCAATATTTATCTCCACACCGAATGATGGTGAATGTACATTATCAACGGACTCTAATGGTAAAATAAGTCAAGTGTTGCCCGTTGGCAACTTAACAATCTCAGCTTATGCGAATGGTTATTTAGTACGTGAATTAAAAATAACAATAAAACCCGGCATTCAAGAAATCCCACGTATTGGTTTGAGCGAGAAACCAATGGTAGAAGGAAAATTAACTGTCAGAGAAATGACTTATGATGAAATAATTGCAGCAGGGATTGATCCAAACGCACCGGGTAACCAGCATGTTTATAGATATCAAGTTGAAATCACGTTTAGAGCGGAAATTGACGTGTTAAGTATAATAGCGTTCTTTAATGGCACGGGCGATTTCTTAGGAGGTGTCGGTCCTGATGGTGGCGGTGGCAGAGGAAGTGATGGGGTTTTATGGTATAACGGCGGGTATAGCCCCGGAGGAACCGGCGGCGGCGGATTCGGATGGAGGTTATCTGATGGTACTGATGTTACTATATTCCCTGTTTCCGAACGGTTCTATTTAATTATTTACGGAGAAGTTCGCTGGCTGAAAGAAATGTTTGATGCAGAATTACTCGTTATTAATAATTCACTTACCGACACAATCGAGGATTGTGTGGCTGAACTTACTTTACCAGATGGGTTGTCATTAGCGGATATGGTCTATGGAGCGCAAAGTGCCGTTCAAACAATAGATTATATTGAAGAAGGAGGCAGCAAATCTGTTCATTGGTATATACGTGGTGATAAAGAAGGGACTTACAGCGTAACTGCTTCCTTGCAAGGTACAATGATGCCGTTCGACGAACGATTCAGTTATGAATATGTTGCTCAAGACCCGATAAAAGTTTATGCAGGTAGTGCGATGCATATGACTTTCTATATCCCTGATTCCGCTTTTGAAGGAGAAGATTATACAATTAGGATTGAACTCGAAAATGTCTCTCACAAATCCCTTTACGGTGTGAGCCATACGATTTATGCACTTCAAGGACAAGTAACGCATTATTCTGACGGCACTGTAGTAACGGAAGAACACGTAATATCAGGAACTTCAGCCAGCGCAAAAGAATTTAAACCGGGCGATAAAATAATAATTGAAATGACTACTAATATTATGTTCCATTCCGAAATGATTCAACATGAACTTAATAAACTAATCGGGATGGTAGATAATATTGAAACTTTGATGACTTCTTTGAAAATGCTTAATGCCGCCGCAAATGCTTTGAATAGCTTGGGTGGTTGGATAGACTCGTTATCTTCCATTGTTGACAGTGGTGGCTTGAGTTGGGAATTAATAGAAGGTATTTGGGGATTAAGAGACATTCTTGATTATATGGAATTCGGCAAGGGGGAAGAAACTAAATTTAATATTTATGATTCTATTCGTTTTGCGATTGCTAATATTCCGATACGTTTTGTTGTAACAAATGTTGCTGTAACAACATTAAGCGGTTCCACAACCGAAATTCCGTATACAATTAAATTAATCCCCGTCGGAGCACGTTATTTCGGGGTTGATAATATTGGACAATACATATATGATTTAGTAATAGCTTCTTTTGGCGAGATAAGCGGAGATGTGTTAGGCGTTCCGTTTGCTAAAGATATAACAGGATATCAAGACGCTGTAAAAAGAATTAAAGTCGTCGAAGATAATATAGCACGATTAAATGTTAAAGGAACTGGAGAATCAACAAGCAGAGCGTGGATAGAACCCGCCGCAACACGCGATTCAAGGATGTCAAGTTTCGCATCAACATCAAGTACGGATTTCATATTATCAACGAATAATGAAACAGCCACATATATAGACGGTGTTTTGGAATTTAAAGGTTCTGGTATAATTGAAATTACGCCTTTAAATAGTGTGGGAGGTATTCTCTATATTGAAAATAGCGAAGGCTATATACATACCTATATAATTGATGTGGTTGAGCCTCATGTCTGCCATAGCGATAATTGGACTGTTATAGTTCCCCCGACTGAGAATACAGTCGGATATAAAGCGATACTCTGCGATGTCTGTGGAGATTTACTTAAACTTGAAGAAATGATACCCTGCGGAAATCATATATTCGGTGAATGGGTGACAGAGTTTCAGCCAACAAATAACACCGTAGGCATAAAAACCAGAACTTGCGAAAATTGCGGACTGTTTGAGTATGAAATTATTGATTCGATTACAAACCTGCCAACAGGGGAAATTGTGATAGGAACTAATTATTGGAATACATTCTGGAATACATTCTGGAATACCGTCACATTCGGATTAATATATAAAGATACGAAAAGCGTATCTTTAACCGCAGATTCTGATAGTACAGATGAAATAACGATTCAATATTATCTTTCGGATTCTGAGTTGACATTAGACGATTTGAATGAATTCACGACAGAATGGATAAATTATAAAAATTCATTCAATATAAATCCGAATAGCAAAATTATAATCTATGTTAAGATAACCGATGAATTCGGAAACGTAACATATATTAATTCAACGGGTATCGTGTTATATACCGACAGCGAAGCGGTGACAACCGAAATAAATTTTGTCAAAGGCTTCGGTCTTGATAAGATTGCCGAAGTATTGCTCAACGGCAACACAATCCAAAAGATTATGAATGGCGAAGTCACGCTTGAGGACGGAACGGATTATATTGTTTCCGATGGTACAATAAAATTCAACGCAGAATACCTTGAAAGTCTTGAAACAGGTGAATATACGCTAACAGTCTATTATAATCCATTGGGCGTAGATTATGTGGACGCTGACGAAAACGATATTCCGGCGACCACGGAAATTACTTTAAAAGTGCTTCCCGAACCTATTATATTAGATAATATAATAATTTTTTCTCTGCCTGATAAAATGGAATATATTGTAGGAGATAACTTTGATCTTGCAGGCATAATAATAACTGCTGTATATAGTGATGGCAGCGAAAAAGAAATAACAGATTTTAATACAAGCATTGATGATGGCGATATTCTTGATACTATTGGTATAAAGACAATCACAGTCAGCTATACGGAAGACGATATAATAAAAACGGTCGATTTTACAATCACAGTAAATCCCAGTCCGATTATATCAGAGGGAATCAATATAACAACACTCCCTGAAAAAATGGAATATATCGTAGGCGAACCACTTGAACTTACGGGTATAGTTGTAATTATTGCATATAGCGACGGAAGTTCGGAAGAAGTGGCAGATTATACTACTGATCCGGTTAATGGTACGATTCTTGATATTATTGGCACACAAACCATAATAGTCAGTTATACTGAAAACGATGTAACAGAAACAACCAGCTTTACCGTGGTTGTAAACGCTCTGCCGATTGTTCTGGAAAGCATATCTGTAACAACATTACCGGATAAAACAGTATATACTGTGGACGAAGAACTTGACTTGTCCGGTATGATAGTGACCGCCGTATATAGTGACGAAAATACTAAAATAATTACGGACTTCTCGACAGAACCGACAAATGGCACAATTCTTGATATAGTAGATATAATAGTAGTTACGGTAAGCTACATCGAAAACGAAATAATGAAAACCGATAGCTTTACGATAACGGTAAATGCTATTCCGGTAATATTAGAGAGTATCAGTGTGACAACACCGCCAATCAAAACGGTTTATACTGTAGGCGAAGCACTTGACCTCACAGGAATGGTCGTGACCGCAAGTTATAGCGACAGCAGTTATAATGAAGTTACGGATTTTACATCAAATCCGATAAATGGTGCGGTTCTTAACATTATCGGTACACAAACTATTATAATCAGTTATACTGAGGATAATATAACGGAAACCGACAATTTCAACGTAGTAGTGAACGCCGAACCAGATGTTACCCCACCTACGGGAGAAATAAGTATAGAAACGAACTACTGGAACTCTTTTTGGAATACTGTAACATTCGGATTGATCTGCAAGAATACCCAAACCGTGACCATTACAGCCAGCGATAAAAATGGAAATCCCGCGACAATTCAATATTATCTTTCAGATGAGGAATTGACGCTGGCACAGATACAGGCTCTCGACGCGGAATGGATGGACTATTCAAGCCCATTTGACATTAATCCGAAAAACAAATATATTATCTATGTAAAATTGTCTGATTCTTCTGATAATGTAGCGTATATAAATTCTGAAGGTATCGTGCTTTATGAAGATAGCGTCTTAATAACGACAAAAATTAATTATATAAAAGGCTCAGAAGATAATATATCCGCAACAATTAATTTGAACGGCAATACTATAGCTAATATTAAAAACGGCGAATATTCATTGATTGAATTAACAGATTATGTAGTTTCAGAAAATGAAATTATTTTCAGCGCAAGTTATTTAGATACGCTCGTAGCAGGGACTTATACATTAACTGTAAGCTATAATCCGTTAGGCATAGCGTATCCCGAAACTCCGTCGGATGGAAGTAATGCTCCCGCAATCTCCTCTATTACATTAACTGTGAATACTGTACCGGATATTCAAAAATATGAGTTTAATGTATCGGCTGGCATAGGCGGCAACATATCAGGAACTCCAAGCGGCACTTATGAAGAAAATACAGAAATGAACGTAACAGCGACAGCAAATATAGGTTATCATTTCAAAGATTGGACTGTAAGCGGCGTAGCAATTTCTGATATTATTGCAAGTTCCGTATCATTCAATATGCCTGCAGGCTCAGTTACAATGACTGCGAACTTTGAACTTGACTCAGCAATCGTCACAAACGTCATTGTGTCTCCGCAGGATATTGAGGTACAGCAAGGCGGCACACATCAATTCGGAGCGACTGTTGAAGGCGAAAATAATCCTGAACAAACCGTAATATGGAGCGTTTCGGATAATGAGAGCGACGAAACGACAATTTCTGATATCGGTCTTTTAACTGTGGGTTTAGACGAAACGGCAAATACGCTGATAGTTACGGCAACATCGACTATAGATACAAATAAATTCGGTATGGCAACAGTTATAATAACATCAGATATCCCTACTCCATTCTATGGCATATCGCTTGACGTGTCGGCTTATACTTTCATAGATAATACGGCGAAAACCGTCACAATAACAAATACAGGCAATCAGCCGACAGGCGAATTGATAATTACCCTTAACGGTGAGGACAGCAATGCGTTTATAATTTCAAAAACGTCTATTGATGATATTGCTATCGGTGAATTTGATACTTTCGATATGGTTCCCAAAACAGAACTTACGGAGGGAACATATACGGTAACTGTAACATTAAGCGGCGATAATGGAATTAGTGCAAGTTTTGATGTGAACTTCACTGTGAACCCCGTAATTCCTACAATATTCACATTAACTATAAATTCAAGCGATGGCGGCACAGTATCAGGTATGCCAAGTGGAAGTTATGCGGAAGGAACACCTGTAAGCATCACTGCAACAGAGAATAACGGCTATACTTTCGCTGGCTGGACAGCAATCGGTATAACTCTTTCGGAAAATACGGCGAGATCAATAGAATTTACAATGCCGGACAACAACGTGATGTTAACAGCGAATTTCACGAAGATTAACTATATTATTACAGCGAATCCAGCAACGGGAACATATACCAATACGCAGAGCGTAACATTATCGGTTAATGCTGCAAATGTAGGAATCTACTATACTGTTAACGGTACAGAGCCAACGATAAATAATATTTTATACACCGGAGCGATAGCAGTTAATCAAAGCGTAACAATTAAGGCTGTTGCTGTAATAGACGGCGAAATTGTCAGCGATGTCGCTACATTTGTATATACGATTAATACCAGTAGCGGTTCAGGTGATTCTTATGTTCCTCCATACACTCCTCCTACCGATGGCGATACAACGGGTGAAACAGGTTCAGGCATTGATTCTGATAATACCTCTGACGATGATGATTCTGGTGATTTGGAGGAAATTTCCGACAAAGATACCCCGTTAAGTAATGCAAAATTTGGTGACGAACCGTCGGCAGAAGGGTACGTGAATCCTTATACCGATGTAAAAGAAGATGACTGGTTTGCTGAAGCAGCGCGTATTATGAATCAATTGGGAATTATGATAGGTTCAGGAAACACTAATACATTCAAACCTCATGATGTGACGAACCGTTATATGCTGGCGACAATACTTTACCGGTTAAATGGCGAACCGGAAGTAAGCGAAGATGCAATAATTCCCTTCAGCGATGTTATTGCCGGAGAATGGTATTCAGACGCAATAATCTGGGCATATGAAACTGGATTGATGAACGGTTTCCCAGATGGTACATTCAAAGGAAGCGAACTGTTGACCCGTGAACAGATCGTGACAGTATTCTACCGTTACGCTGAAATAATGGGATTTGATGTAAGCGCACGAGCAGACTTGTCTAAGTATGAAGATGCCGGCAAGATTTCCGACTGGGCACTCGAAGCAATGCAGTGGGCAGTTGCAGTTGGTCTGATTGTCGGTCGCACCGAAACCACAACAGTTCCACAGGGAGAGGCTACCCGCGCAGAAATTGCGATGATAATGAAACGTTTCCTTTTCGAGATTTTCGGCGATGACGAAGATAATGATGTCTAATTCATAATAAATAAAAATCGCCCCTACGGTCATTTTAAGTTTCCGTAGGGGTGATTTTATAGTATCAAATTTTTATAAAAAAGCAAAAAACCTTGACCCAAATCAAGGTTTTTTTTATTGGTGCGGTTGACGAGACTTGAACTCGTACCCATTGCTGGACACGCCCCTCAAACGTGCGTGTATGCCGATTCCACCACAACCGCATATTCAATTTTGCCCCATTTTACGGGAGATATTTCAGTTGGCTTTTAGTCCCTCTCACATATAAAGATTTTGTTTTCTCACGAGAGGAAATTTATGTCAACCGAGTGCTAAAAATTATAGTCTGCCAAAACATATAAATGAATTTGAAGAGGGAAAACAAATATATATTGAGACACTCGAATTTGTAAAATAATGCAAAAAGAAAAGTAAGAAAATGGAAAAGGTGAAACAGTAAAATGCGGCGGAGTTTTTTTATCAGAAAAAAGTTCGCCGCATTTTTATCGGGAGTTTTACGACCGATTAAAATCGGCGAAAAATTTTTGACGAATCTTTACCCTGTGTTTTTATTTTTGAAATCGTTTAGATTTCCAAGACTGTATTCTGCTTTATCAAAATCGCTTAGGAATTTAATCATCGTGCCGAAGTCCCTACAAACGTGCGTGTCTGCCAATTCCACCACTCTCGCATAAATATTATTATATATTTTTTTATAATTAATATATATTATACATATCTCTTGCCTTTATGTCAAGAGCAATTTTAAAAATTTATAATTTTTATTGAAATAATTGAAATAATTAAGATAATTAATAATATTTTGTAAATTTTAAAAATATTTAATTATATATATTGCTATCTTTTTCCTGTTATGATATAATAGTGTTTACACATAATATAAAACATTTTGGGAAATAATTATGAATGAAATGTTTAATTTTGCGGATATATTTTAATAATTATTTAAAAAATCAGGAGAATTATAACAAGAATAAAAAGGAAAAGGAGAAAAAATATGTTTTGGAATTTTAAAGATAATTTAGAAGATAACAAAAAGGTTTTTTCAGATTTTTGTGAATATACATATAAAAATTTAGAAATGTACGTGTTGAAATTAACATCTGGCGATAGATATTTAGCCGAAGATATAGTTCAAAATACATATTGGACCGCTCAATTGAATCAATTAGATTTTCATAATCATTCAAATCCTGAAGGCTGGTTATATAAAACAGCTAAAAATTTATTTTATAAAGAACTGAAAATTGCTGATAAAGTTAATAATATGGAAATGATCATAACGCCGGATATTATAGATTACAAGAATTATTTTTCAAAAATAAACGGCGAACCTGATAAAACAAAAACAAAAAAACTCGGCATATTTTTAAAAATATTCAAAGAATTGCCGAAAAAAGACAAAAAACTGATTAAAGATCATAATATAAAAAAATTGCAGTTAAAATATATAGCTGCTGAGTTATGCGAAAATTATTCATATACAAAAAAAAGATATTATCGTTTGATAAAATCTATAACTAAAAAAGTTGGCGATGAATTAAGAAAACAAAACGATCAAGAAAATCAAGATAAATAATTAAAATCAAAGGGCGGATTCAAATGATCCGCCCTTCTTGAATAAAATTTATATAAATTTGAAAAAAACAAAAATAACTATTGCAAAACAAAAATATTTATGATATACTATACAAGTCTGTGAATAAGGGATAAAATATTTCGGGGTGTGGCTCAGTTTGGTAGAGCGCTTGGTTCGGGACCAAGAGGCCGCTGGTTCAAGTCCAGTCACTCCGACCATCGAAACTCAGGTATATTGCGGTATATCTGACTTTTAATTTTTACTCCAATGGAAAGAAAAACGCATTTTACCCCAATTATACCCCATTAAAATGGCAATCGACTACTTTTTTGTGCTTTTAAACAAAATATTTTGCTCATAAAAATAATACCCGATGTATTTTATTACACTGGGTATTATTACTTGTATTTGCTCTTTTAAAACTATTATAAATCATTCACCTTGCTTTTACGCATTCAAATTCTACGCTGGCAAAATTCTCGGAGTCCAACACATACTCTTGATTGAACCAATCGTCTTTGACTTGTTCTTTCGCTTCCGCTTCGTCGTCAGCCTCAGCTTCGACTACCATCACCAAGCGTTCTGTAATTCTAATACGATACATATTCACGGTTTGCACCCCCTTTCATGTTAAAGAGCCGCCGATGGGCGACTCTGTTTCTATTTCAGCTTATATTATCAGCCGGCTTTAAAAGTCTTAAAAACTCATTGGCGAATTTTCTTACATCTGCTGAGGGCGATACGTCCCCGAACCCGTATAGCTGTCTGATACGCAGTTCCCGCATATCAATCTCCATAGTAAAATAGGGTTTATCAGGCTCGGTTGCCTGTCTGACAAAGAACACCATGCGTGTGCCTTCCATGTGATTTTTATAATAGGATTCACTTCCGACACAATGATTGAGACTCTGCCCCTCGGTTATAAAATCACTGCGTAACTGTGGGAATACTATACAAAAACTTTCATTTGCGTATTCGTTCATGCCCTTGTACAACACTTCTTTTGCGTGGCGCATATTTCCGTCCTCAATCTCGTGTTTGACTTTATTAAAACGCTCTAAAATCAAGTTGTGGGATTCTTTTATGTTTGTAGGGAAACTCACGGATTTTCTTGATAAATCCACTTTTAAACTTTTTGACATGCTTATGTAATCTTTGTATTGTATCATCAGAAATTTTAATTTCTTTTTGAGCATGGCTTTTTGTTTGGTGAAATAATTAACGAATTTTTCAAAGCTCATCAATTCAAGCAATTCAATAATATCGTGAGTATCGTTTCTCTCCGGCTTTAATGCACGAAACTTTTCAAAACTATCATAACTAACCCAAGTACCGGAAGCCTGTATTACTTTATGCTCGTGTACGTCGATGTTATATTTTCGATATAGATGTATATACTGTCTGCTTATCCCAAGAACCTGTGAAAATCCGTTGCCGGCACTTAAATTTTCCGCATACATATTCGCGGCAAATACAGATAATCCAGTCTTAAACAGATATTCTGCTGCAAACTGATTATGAATATTATTATATAGTTCTGGGTGCGTCTTGTCAAGTATTGCTTCTTTTTCTTTTTCAATAAATTTTAAATCACTATAAATATTTTGCAATCCCATTAATTTTTTCAAGTCGTCTGGATTAGTTTTGTTTATTTTACCGAACCTTTCGGTTATTAAATTGATTATAATACGTTTAAAATCTTGAGAATATCCCTGCATTAAGTTAATTAAGTCTTTTATTTTGATCAT